TGCATCGGCTGTCGCGGTGACCAGGCGACCAAGCATCCGGCCTACCTGTCCGACGCTGACGATGAGTGGTTCGACTCCACCTACCGGACCTACCGGTTCAGGGTCGGCAACCCCGACGTCACGCCCGACATCATCGCCACCCTGCTGGAGGTGGCCGATGACGAGCCGAGGGACATGTCAGAGATCTGGCGACTGGCGCTCGACAGCATCAGTCAAGTGCTGAGCTGACCTAACTGTCAGGTTGACAAATAGGTTTGTTTATGGTATAATAGAAGTAGTAGGTGGAAGTCTGCCTACTCCATGGACGCTTCAGTCGGACTGAAGCAGCCCGGGCCGGAGTCGCTCTCCGGTTCCGGGCACTCGTTCGTCTGGCACCAGGCCGGGCGAAGAACCAGAAGGAGCAACCACGCAATGACAGCAGTGATGAACGGAGACAGCCGGACCGCGGACATGGCGAGGCTGGAGCAGGATCTGGCTTCAGTCCGGACTGAGCTTGCCAACTTCCGGACGCTGGTCCGGAACGTCGCGATCAACCGGGCCATCGAGCACGAGTGGTGCTCGGTGATCGACGACATCCTCGACGAGCTCGGCCTGGAGCCACGCCGGCGGGCGTACGACGTCGAGGTCAAGGTCACCTACACCGCCTGGGTCCAGGTCAGCGCGGCATCGGAGACGGACGCGCTGGAGCAGATCGAGTCGGAGAGCAGGACGACGCAGCTGCGGGTGTTCAGTCCGTTCGAGGACGTGCCCCTGACCGAGGTCTTCGTCAACCAGCGAGACGTCACCATCGAGGTGTCGAGTGCGGAGGTGGCGGACGACTAGTCAGTCAACGAGCCATACCCCCCATGGCATCACTCACCGTCGACAGCGACGACCCGACCTCGGTCACCGTGCCAGGGTTCGTCGACCAACATGGGACCAACCATCCCCCGATCACGCTCACCGACATGCACACCGCGGTGCAGTGTGTCGGTCCGAGCTGCATCATCCATCGGCCGAGCGCGCACCACATGCTCACCTGGCCGCTGGCATGGCACGAGGCGGCAGAGATTCTGATCCGCCTCTGTCCTCATTGGGTCATGCATCCAGACCCTGACGGCTGGGGTCCGCTCATCCATTTATGCGATGGCTGTTGTGATCTCAACTATCGGCAGCGGCCTTCGCTGCCGGTGCATCAGATTCAGTCCGACTGAACAACGAGACGAAAGGCGTGACGATGGCTACCACCATCCTGCAGGTCGGGGACAAGATCCCCGACCTGCGTCATGCCCAGCGATACCTCCCGCTGGGCAGTGTGATCAACCTCGGAAGAACCCCGGGAACCCGGTACCGGCTGGTCGCGCCAGCCACCTGGCTGACCGACGACAACAACCCCAGGCCGATGGATCCCTACACCTACACCTATGAGCCGTACCTGGACAGCACGCCGGACGGAGAGCCGGACTCGGTGAGTATCACCGAGACCGCGGTGCAGTTCCTCTGGCGCCTGCGTGACTCCGCGCTGACGTCGGCCCACACGGCGCGGATCGGCATCGGCAATGTCGAGTCGTGCCTGGCCAAGCTGCGCGCCAGGCCGTCCGACTTCCCACTCGGACAGGGCATCTACCTGACCAACCACACCGACGTCACGCGGCTGCCCGACGACAGCCTGATCTACACCGGGCATCCGAGTGACCTGCGTGGGTTCGGCCTGTACCGGGTCCACAGTGGCCGGGTCCACGCGGTGCTCGGCTCGATCCCCTACGAGGACGGTGGCCTGTGGCCGATGTACGTCCATCGCTCCGACCCGACACCGGCCTGGGCCACGGCCGGGCCCGAGCCGGAGGACGAGGCCAACCTGCGACTCATCAAGGCCAAGGCGTGGACCATCGGGATGACCGGCAAGCGTCAGCACTCGTGGTGCTCGGTGCTGGAGACGACACTCAACCATCTCGGGGTGACCAGTGACTCACCGGTCCAGGTCGGTGAGTCACCGTTCGTGCTGGGTGACGTGCTGACACCGAGCCAGGTCGCGCGGCTGCCCGAGGGAACGATCCTCGGCTGGCGCTGGGGCAACGGCACCGGATACGTCACGCTCTACGAACGCAGCGCTGCGGCCCGCAACGCGGCCGGCACCCATCGGCTGTGGGGTACCGACCCGAACGAGGCCAACAGCCACGACCCGATGACCATGCTCGGCTCGTCACGACGGGAGTTCGCGTGGCGGATCGGCGGACAGGCGCTGCAGCAGATGCCCGACGGCACGGTCTACGAGGTCGGCGAGCAGCGGTTCAGTCTGACTGAAGACACCAGATCGCAGATCGCGAGCTGGAACAACTACCAGGTGGTGACCATCCCATGAGCACGACAGATCTGACCGACATCATCGGCAAGCACGACTTCCCGTTCGAGGTACGGCAGCAACTGCTGGCCGATCTCGTCACCCGCGAGGACGCCGCCCTGCACCTGCTCGTCCATGCGGCGGCGCAGTTCGGGCTCTACCCGCAGATCGTGCTGGAGGTCCTGGCCCAGTCCGGGCTCGGCTCTCCGCTCACGCCGCAGCGGCGAGCCGAGATCAGGGATGACTACGACACCCTGATCGAGAAGCTGAGGGAGCAGGGATGAGCACCGCGCTGACGACCCTCGCCGACATCGCCGAGGGTGAGGAGTTCGTCATCATCACCGACAACCATCGCGGTCACTGGGTGATGGGTGCCAATGGCGCAGCCTCACCGCGTGGGCAGAGCTTCGACATCCCCGACATCGGCTTCTTCCTCGACGGCCTGCTGCACAGTGGCAGCGTCTACCGCCGGGATGCCACGCCACCCGAGGCGGGGGAGTGGTGGACCTACCGCCACTACAGCGTGCTGGTGCTGGGCGTCTCCGGTGACACGTGCCGGACCGCCTGGTTCTCCGCCTCCGGCCACCTGTCCTCGTGCCGTGACGTCGACGATCTTGGTCATGAGGGAGTCAGGCGCGAGCCGGTGACTCTCGGTGGTGAGCACCTGCTGTACCTGATGCAGAACTACGACTCGATGCAGACCCGGGTCCACACGCTGAGTGACCAGGTGCGGCAGATGGGCAACCTCCGGCACGCGGTGGAGCGGATCAGCCAGATGGCGAACGCGGTGCTGACATGAACGCCCAGGCACGGCGACCGCGTGGGCTGGCTGCGGTCACCAATCAACGAGCGGCCAGCGCCAGGGCCCTGATCCTGGCGTGCCGGGCGAGCACCTGTCAGTGGGACATCCTCGGCTCGGCCGTGTACATCGGGCAGAGTCGGACGGGCCGGCGGATCTGGGTCCACCGGATCCGCTGTGTCCGGTGTGGTTCGATCCGGATCGCGCACTACCCGCCGGGTCGGACCCTGACCAGTGATCGGATCGGCGGCTACAGGTACGAGCGGCCGACCGGCTGGAGTGACGTCACGGTCTACTACGGCTACGCCCTGCAGGCGCTGGTCGATGAGGGTGCCATCACCGTGAGTGATGAGCCGGTCCCTGACGATGCCTAGCCAGGTCATGAACGGGGTTTCAGTTCGACTGAGCCAGGCCCTGGCCGCGTTGCCGGGGACCAGTCGCGGGGTGGCCGAGTTCCTGCTGGCGGGTGGGTACGTCGGGGAGCGCAACTCCCTGAAGGGGTGCCCGGTCGCCCTCTATCTGGGGGGCGAGCTGGGGGGCGAGGTGTGTGTGGCGATGGATGGTGCCTGGATCTATGGGCTCGGCCCGTACACGGCGCTGCCCAGTGGTGTGCGCAACTTCGTCGACGACTTCGACAAGGGGATGTACCCGCCCCTGGTGAGGATCGGTGGTGCCGCTGGATAGGCCGTGTCGTGACAAACCCTCTGATCAACTTTTCAGTTAGACTGAAGCACAGCAACCAACACCTAGGAGAACAACCGCAGATGAGCACCATCGAAGAGACCGTCCGCCGCGCCCTCGCCGAGCGTGGCCTGAGCAGCTACGTCCAGTCGGCCGGCCCAGCAATCGATGCGCTGGTCCAGCGCGAGCGTGGCATCGCAGCCAAGCTGATCGACTACGCCAGGACGGAGACCGACATCGACGACGACGAGGTCCGGGAGTTCCTGGAGTCGACCGGCATGGCCGTGCCGGAGCCGGAGCCGGAGCTGGAGCCCCGTGTCGGTGTCGACGGAGAACTCGGCCAGGTCCTGGAGGCGCTGCAGGCCATCGCCACCAAGGTCGACTCGTTGACCCGGTACGCCCGAGCCAACGGCTACGAGGGCTAATCGAACTGGGCACCCCGGGTCGCGTGGCCCGGGGTGCCCGCCACCCCCCGAACAGGAGCAACCACGTGACCGAGACCCACTACGAGCAGCCATGCGTGCCGACAGCCACCGGCTACTGCTTCGTGCACCAGCACCAGCTTGAGCCGCCGGCTTCAGTCCCGACTGAGCTGGCATCACAAGCGGCATGGCAGACACCACCGATCTCCTACCGCAACCGCAACTGGCTGGAGGTGATGGAGATGCTGCACTCCAGACCCGGTGAGTGGCTGTTCATCGGAGACCTGGTTCCCATCTCCGTCGCCAACGCCATCCGGCAGGGGCGGATCGCCGCACTGCGGGACGGCGTGACGGTGAAGACCCGCAACAACACCCGCGGTGAGAACAGGACCCTGAGCCTGTATCTGAAGTGGGACACCCCGGCCGCCCGCAGGAAAGCGGCCAAGAACAAACCGCCGAAGCAACTACCCAAGGAGAACTGAGTGTTACCACGCATCGCGTTCGAGGCCCGAGTGGCACAGGACCCCGAGCTGAGGTTCGGCCAGTCGGGCACAGCCATCTGCCGACTGCGACTGGTCGCCGCCGATCGCCGGCGCAACCAGCAGACCAACGAGTGGGAGGACGCCGGCACGCTGTGGATCGATGGCACCTGCTTCAAGGACACCGCCGAGCACGCGGCCGAGTCGCTGGTCAAGGGCGACAACGTCCTCGTCCAGGGCAAGCTGCAGACCGAGGAGTGGAGCGACCGGGAGACCGGTGACAAGCGGTCCAAGATCGCGCTGGTCATCGACGAGATCGGCCCGAGCCTGCGCTTTCGCACTCTCCACCACGGCACGGGGCAGGACCAGCAGCGCCAGCGCACCGGTCAACCAAGCAGCCAGGATCCGTGGGGTGGCAGTGGTGCCGATGACCAGCCACCGTTCTGAGCAGCTCAGTCCGACTGAAGAAGGAGCAACCATGAAGTTCCGAACGGCCGTCCGCGACGTCGGCCATGACGATGAGAAGTGGACCGTCTACGGGGACAACGGCGGTCTGTTCACCGCGGCCCTGACCTCGGTGATGGGACAGCGGGTAAGCACCCATCTGATCGACCGGATGGTGACGATCGACTGTGACGACACATACCGGATCACCGGCCTGGTGGTCGGGGAGAAGGTGGCGCCGAGCTGTCGCTGCTGTGGTGGCAGCGGCGGCCACGAGTACCGGGCCTATGTCGGTGGCCGGAGTCCGGAGGATCTGGATACCGAGTGCAGCAACTGCGCGGGCAACGGTCGGTCGTACTTCAACAGCAGGCGCGACTCCTGCTCGGGCTATCGAGACCTGGTGCGGAGTGTGCACAGGTGAAGGCGGTGAGGATACCGGTCGCCACTGACAGCCCGATCGAGGTGGTCGACGCCGGTGGTGGTCGCTGGGAGCAGCTGGCCCGGATGATCGGTGACCCGTGCAGCTACATCGAGATCGTGAACTGCGTGCTCACCCCGGAGTTCAGCCTCGTGATGGTGGTCGACGAGGAGGGACTGCTCAACGGCCAGCCACCGAACCGCCGGGCCCAGTACCTGTACCCGTTCTCTCCCATCACCGGCACCGTGCTGGTGATGTGCGAGGGCTGGGTCAACGACGGCATGGATCTGGTCGACCTGCCGGATCCGGAGCAGGCCCTGGCTCTGGTGAAGGGGGTCACCCAGTGAGCGAGCCGATGGCCATGCCCAGCACGGGGGAGAGCGTGGCCGAGGCATGTGCCGACGCCCTGCTCACCGCCTGTGCCCACGTCATCTTCCTGGCCAAGCCGGAGCTGGAGGAGGCCAGTGTCCTGGAGGTCGTGGAGCTGGCGATGTCGATGATCGACCGCGTCCTGATCAAGTCGCAGGAGCAGGGGGCAAGGCCATGACCTCACCGGCTGGCTACGTGGAGCTGAGCAAGGGCGATCCGGTCTACTCCATCTGGATCTGGCGGCAGGACAGCATTACCCTCGCTCGCCTGCGCGGGCCACTGATGAACCTCATGGAGCTGGCCAACCATCGGTGCGAGCACCTTCTTCACGCGCCGCTGCTGTGCGCGGAGACCGGCGAGCACAAGCAGCACTGGTGCTGGCCGTGCAAGATCAAGCAGTTGGTGATGGACATCCAGCTGGCTACCGCATCACATTCAGTTCCGACTGAAGCAACCAACGAAGGGAAGCCCGATGCCTGAAGCGCCGGAGATGATGACCGCTGACGACCTGTTGGCGGACATGCGCGACATGCTGGCCAACGACCCTGACCAGAACGCGACGATCTACCTGGGTGGCCCGGGTAGCCAGCTCGGCATCGTGCCCTGTGTGGCGATGGCGCCGAGGGACACGCTGCGCGCGATCGGAATGCTCGTGCTGGACGGCAAGCTCGACCCGCCGGTCTGGGTCACCCTGGTCGCCGACAGCTACACCTCAACCGACATGACGGAGAGTGAGCGAGGCCAGCTCGTCGGCTCACTCGAATCCCTGTTCGAGGCCGGTGACCCGCGCGTCAGCGAGGCGATGATGGCGCTCGGCATGCACTCCGACGGCACCAGCTTCGTCGTCGAGCAGCCCTACGTCCACCAGGATGGGTGCTTCACCTGGGGCGAGATCAAGCACAGCGACGGGATGGAAGGTCCGATGGTCGATGCCATGCGGACCATCCTGCGGGCCAGCTCGGCGGTTCAGTCGTGACTGAACTCCATCCGTTCGAGGGTCCACGGGGACTGCACGGCTACACGAGATTCACCGACACCTACGGCGCAACCATCGAGCTCCAGGAGTCCAGTGCCCTCATTCTCGGCGACGTCTTTTCTGCCGTCGCTATCGCACCGGACAGTCCTGGTGACTACTGCTGGCTCCGGGTCTACGCCGCAGGCTGGGAGCCACAGCCGGAGGGACAGGCCGCAGCACACCTGTCCCGACCACAGGCACGGGAGTTGTTCATGGCCCTTGCTGAGTTCCTTGACGACGACGAGGCGATCGATGTTGGAGGTGACACATGAGTCCACTGGACCCGGTGTTGTCGAGATCCTGCAGTCCACCCGGTGGCGCTGTCGGGTGTGCGGCCGGCACGGGAAGCCGGAGAACTACTCGGAGTCGATCATTTGCATGGCGGGCCACCCGTTCGGGTGCTCGTGCGGCAGGTGGTTCTCCAGCTTCAACTACCGGAAGGCTCACATCAGGATGGTCCACCGAGATGCATGAGCGGTGGCGTGAGGTCGTCTTCACCTGCCTCGGTGTCCTGGTCGTCGCGGTGGCCGTCACTCTGATCGGCTACATGCTGATGGCCGGGGTGTTGCAATAGTGACCCCGGACGAGCTGGCCGCAATCCGCGGGCGAGATGAGGGCTGGCGGTCGAGCGTCAACCGACTCGTAGCAGATGAGCACTGGGTTACCGCCGCTGACCGCCGTCACCTGCTGGCCGAGGTGGACCGACTCATGGCCGAGGCCGCTAAATGGCAGGGCATCGCGGAGCGGTTGGATGCCGATGTGGAGGCGGTGACCGCGAATGCACTGCGCTATGAGGCCGAGGTGGACCGGCTCAACGCTGAGGTGGCCAAGGCGGGGCTTGGCTAGCCAAGGCAGGGCTTGGCTCGGCGGGGCAGGTCACGGTATGGCATGGCGTGGCGAGGCATGGTCAGGCTGGACAGGGCGAGGCCGGGCGCGGCGAGCTACGGCGCGGCAGGGTCTGGCCTGGCGAGGAGCGGTATGGCATGGCGTGGCGAGCCACGGCCAGGCGAGGCAAGGTGTGGCATGGCTCGGCTAGCTTCGGCTGGGCCAGGCGGGTAGGGGTCTGGCGAGATGGGGCGAGGCATGGACCAACGCTGGTTACTCGTCGTCTGCGATGCACCGGGATGCGAGAACGAACTCCGCGTCCCGATCCGCGCCGGCTACTGGCTGGGGCAGCCCTGGCAGGAGGCCATGAACTACGGCTGGGATGTCAGTCGGGATCGGGATCTCTGCCCGATGCACATCGAGTGGTTCCCCGTTCAGTCGGACTGAACGCGGCGTGGCCAGGCATGGCGCGGCGTGGCTAGCTTCGGCCGGGCTTGGCACGGCTAGGCAGGGCGAGGCTAGGCGCGGCTTGGCCGGGTTTGGCGTGGGCAACAACGAGAGGGGGGACGGATGAAGAACAGATCACCACCGTGGTGAGAAGGAAGTGACATCAACATGAGCAACCAAACTCCAAGAAGGAAACAGCAGTGGCTAGTAGCACAAACGCAGGAGCAACCAACAACACAAGAAGGAGGGCGTCGTGAGAATCACGATCCCGAAGGACGACAACGAGGCCAGGGAGATGGCGGACCTGGCCGCACTCAGTGGCTGGGCACTGGCTGGCTATGTGGCCAGCCAGGTCAGCCTCAACGCTGAGGGGCAGGGGACACGAAGCGACCTCGGTCGAACTTCGGTCACTTCTGACCGAAGTCTCAGTCCCAGAGAGTTCGCGGCGAAGGGGCTCCGAGGACTCAGATCCAAGAACACCGTGCAGTTGTACGCACAGCGGTGGCGGGACTACGTCGGTCGACCACCAGTACCCGGGCAGGAGATCGACATCCCGGACATCGACTGGCCGCCACCACCACCGGCAGGCAAGACGCCGGCCACCAACACCAGGGCAGCCAAGTCTGCTGCTGAGGCGAAGACCGTGGCTGCTGCGATCGTCTCCAATCCAGCCGCGGCGAAGGCTGCAGTACAGGCTCTCGTCTCGACGAGGAAGGGCAACGACGCCATCAACAAGGAGCGGAAGGAGAGGATCCGCACCAAGGCGAACGAGGACCCTGCGGCACGTGAGCGGTTGGAGAAGTCCGAGGAGGTGATCAAGCAGGCGATCGCTGATGACGTCGAGCTGACCAGGATCACCACTCGTCGCAACCTGCTGACCATCGACATCTGGATCAAGGAATGGGCAAGGATCGGAGACGCCCACGCACTCGATCAGGTCGGCCTCATGCTCGACGAGGTCCGGGGCGTCATCGCCGAGCAGGCCCAGGCTCTCACGCCGGAGATGTTCGTAGATGGCGATGAGAACGGCGATGAGAACTCGGATGGCGGTGAGAACCATGACCGGAATATCCAGGGATGAGTGGTACCTACGGGTCCGCACCATCATCCGGACCATGTCCACCCTGCGAGACCATCGAATCAGCCAGCATCAGCTGGCCGAGATCGCCAGCCGGCACGTCTACACGCCGGTGACAGCAGGGTGGGTTCAGTGCCACTGGGACACGATCACCCGGGAGACACACGACGACCACCCGGATCTCTTTGTGTTCCGCCCGATGTCGCAGTGGGGCTGGTACGTCGGAGCGACCACGAACATCAGCTACGCCAAGATCACGCTGTTCGAGCGTCATCGGCAGGCGAGAAACCGGATGCTCTGGGACCTTCGCAACAGCGGGATGCGTGACCTGGCAAGACTGGATCCGGATGTCGCCGCTCTGACTCAGCGGTACGACCAGTTCATCAATGGACCAGATCCTGTCGATGAGCAGTACAGGCAGCTGCTCGACAGCCTGGCCGAGCTGCCGGTGGTCACGGCGCTAGACACGATCGGGCTGTAGCTCAGTCCGACTGAAGCACCAGCCCGGCGGGGTGTTGAAGCCCCGCCGGGCACCTGGTGCAGGTGGATCGGCCACCTGCCCACAGCAGAAGAAGGGTAGTGCAGTGGTAACAGCAACACGAGGAAATGGTGTGGTCCCGCCCGAGGTCGTGGCCCTGGCTGGCGACGTCAGCAACGCCGGCGAGGAGACGATCCTGGTCGATGCTCCGTATCGGGTGTCGGTGACGATCGAGGGTGTGGCTCCGATCCTGTTCCATCGGTGGCAGTCGGACTCGGTCGAGGCCAAGGCGAGGGCAGCCAAGGGCTCTACCGCGAAGAAGACCGACGACCTGGAGAGCTACGTCTGGCGCGATACCCAGAACAGGATCTGCCTGCCCGGTGAGTACCTCAGGGGCACGATGATCGACCCGAAGAACGGCGCCAGCAAGTACCGGCAGGATCCGCGGTCGCCACGCAAGAGTGCACTCGACCTCTACAAGGCGAGCGTGCTGGCACTGACGGATCTGGCTCCGCTCATCAAGGCGGACGGTGAGGAAGCCGTGGCGTGGGAGTACGTCGACCGGCGACGGGTCACCGTGCAGCGCCAGGGGGTGACCAGGGAGCGGCCGGCCTTCATCGCCGGCTGGTCGGCGACGATCATCTTCCTGTGCCAGTCACCGGGGTACATCCCGCCCAGGGAACTGCACAGCTGCCTGAACGATGCCGGTCGCCTGGTCGGAATCGCCGATTTCAGACCGACCTTCGGCAGGTTCAACGTGACGAACTTCGAGGTTCTCGAAGACTGATCCGAGCCTTGGATCACCGACCATGAGCTTTCTGACGACGTTCCTAAGCGAGGCCGAAGAGTCGGCGAAGCGCGCCGACCTGACCGACCTCGGCGCACCCGAGGCGTACGCAGTCAAGATCGCACTGATCGACGGCACGGTGATTGTCGGCCATGTCGCGGTACGCGACGACGACGACGTGTGCTCGGTCTGGCCACTGATCTGGCCGAAGCTCCGGGGCAGGCGAGTCGAGAACGCCGAGATCAGCGAGTACCCGTACCACGTCCGCCTGGAAGCGATCTTGTGGGCACGCTACTACGACACCGACGACGACGCCTGGGACAACTGACCGACAACGCAAACCAACCACGAAGGAATCGAGCATGAGCAAGGACACGATGTACGGGATCGTCACCGAGAAGATCGACCGGAGGACGAGAGGAGCAACCGATGGATGACGAGGCAACGACACAGGCCAAGGCCACGGCGTGGCGGGAGTGTGTGGCCTGGTTTGCCTACTGGCCACAGATGATGTTCGGCCCGGACTACCGGGTGTCACAGACCGTGCTCGATGCGATCGAGTCGGCCAATCCCTACGACCCGGATCCGGTGCAGCTGCAGGCCGGCGTCGACGTCGAGCAGGTGGCGGAGGCGATGGCCCGAGCCCGTGACCTGCCTGGCTGGAACACCAGGACATCGGGCACGGACAGCAGTCAGGCGTTCGCCGATCGTCTGCTGCTGGCCCGGTGGATCAGCGCGATGCACCGCGAGCTCGAACTGCTCAGTGAGCGAGCGGCTCAGTTGGACTGAACGGCCCGGCCGGGCAAGGTCAGGCTGGGCAGGGCGAGGCCGGGCGAGGTTGGGTATGGCGGGGTGTGGCCAGGTCGGGTAGGGCTAGACAAGGTGCGGCGTGGCGAGGCAGGGCAGGGCAAGGTAGGGCGCGGCTAGGTCTGACGTGGCAGGGCACGCCATGGCGTGGAAAGGCCAGGCCAGCATCGGCCGGGCAGGGCATGGCTGCGTAGGGCGTGGCCAGGCCGGGCGCGGCGTGGAGTGGTTCGCCCTGGTTGGGCCGGGCAAGGTGAGGTTTCGACAATCAGCAATCCGGCACGCAGATCTGACTAGGCTGGCGTTCCCGGCCGGACCCGACAGGTAGCTCAACCCCCCGAGCCATCCTCTCCAACGGGTCCGGCTGGCCCCTTCTTGCATGGTGCGGTTCGGCATGGCCTGGTGTGGTGCGGCTGGCTAGGGCTAGGCATGGCATGGCATGGCCTGGATCGGCATGGCTCGGCAGGGCCTGGCGTGGCGCGGCTGGCCGGGGCTAGCAACGGCTCGGCGTGGCTCGGTGGGCCTAGGTCCGGCTAGGCGTGGCAGTGCGTGGCAGGGCGCGGCTTGGCATGGCTTGGCCAGGTGAGGCCAGGCAGGGCGCGGCTCGGTAGGGCTTGGCAAGGTGAGGCCAGGCAGGGCAGGGCGCGGCACGGCCCAGGCAAGGCGTGGCTCGGCAGGGCGTGGCTAGGTCTGACGTGGCAAGGCATGGTCAGGCTCGGCAGGGCTAGCTACGGCTTGGCATGGTGAGGAATGGCTGGCATGGGCACGGCTCGATTGGGCATGCCTAGGTTGGGCCGGGCTAGCAGCGGCTCGGCATGGCGTGGCACGCAGAGGTTCGGCGTGGCAAGCGAAGGGCGCGATCACCAGATGGTTGGTGATCGCGCCCTTTTTCATGCCCTCATTCAGTCTGACTGAATCAGGATGTCTCCACCTCGTGAGCCTTGCAGCTACGTCTCGGGCAGATACAGACGTACCTGATCTCGACCTCGTTGTTCCACTCCTCCGCGACCCGACGCGCGCTGTGGAGTCTGGCCAGCCTGGTCGCGTCCGTCGCGCCTGCCGACAGGACCGATGTCGTCCCGTACTTCTTCTTCACCGCTCGGTCGCGCGCCTTCAGCTTGCGCTGCCGGTTCTTGGCATCCGCCTTGACCTGGTCGGCCATCGCGGCTAGTTCAAGCATCCGTTGATCGTGTTCCATCTGGCGTTGTTGGTTGCGTTCCGTTCTGCGTTTCATGTTCCGATCCATCGTGGCTCTGTTTGGGGCACTTCCCCTCCTGGTCTTTTGGGTCGGCAAAAGACCAGGAGGTCTTCCCGTTGGTCAGCGGCTCCGCCAGGCGTGTTGGAGGTCGGATCAGCAGGCGCAGGAACCCATACCCATGAAGGCTCCAGTACTGGCTTTTCGGCACTCGGAGGCGTTACTTCCCCAACGAGCAGGTAGATCCCTCCCGGAGGTGCAGGGCACCGGGTGATCCGGTAGACTCCACTGCGTCGGTGTTCCAGTTTTCCACCGACCACGACCCCGGACCTGTAGCAAGGTTGCGGGGTCGAAACCTGTTCTGGAACCCTATCGCGAGGGTCCCATCACTTGCAACTACCAGTCTATCAGAATTCCTGTCATGTGTACAGGCTGTCTCACATACTGGACGGTTGACTTAAAGGTTGACTTTCTTGACGTTCTACCTATGCGGTAATAGAATAGACACGTCACTACAAGAAGAAGGAGCAGCCTCTCATGGCGAAGGCGGAGATGGACACGGCAGAGCGTAACAAGCAACTGGGTATTGCGTACAGCCGTGCCAGCAGAGACCTGCGAGATGCCCACCGGGACGAGTTCAACAACCTGTACCAGCGATGGGCCCGAGAACTGGGCATCGACTGGGAGCCGAGACTGTCCAAGGAGGATGCCGCGCTCAACCAGATCCAGAAGCTACTGGCCGAGTTCCCGGAACTGGCCAGCAAGATCCAGCCGCTTCAGTCCGCCTGAAACGCCAGAGCCGCCCAACGCCGCTACCACGGCAGGGCGGCTCTGAACCGGAGCAACCAACTCCTGTCTCACAGGTCTGACCCTGTTCGACGTCCCCATGGTATCGGGACGAGACCCCCTCTGGCGTGTCGCCACACGGGCGGAGCAGGGTGACCCTCACACCCGTTCCAGTCTCTTGAGGAGTGCGTCCATGCTCGCACCAGCAAGCCAGTCAGCCCGGCCTCTACGCAACGCCAGCGGCCCGCCGACCCGATACACCGGGACAGGGGGTGACCTCGCTCAGAGCGCCACACAGGCCCTCTCGTGACCGGGCCGGAGATCCTCGAAAAGCTGGAGCGGGTCAGGGTCAACGGACCCGGCGCCTGGCTGGCCAGTTGTCCGGTCCCCGACCACGGCAAGGGCCGCGGTGATGCCGACCCGAGCCTCTCGATCGCCCACCGGGACGGCCGGGTGCTGTTCTCCTGCATGTCCGGGTGTAACACCCAGGATGTCCTGGCCGCACTCGACCTCGACTGGCCCGACCTGTTCGATGAGCCACTCACCAACGAGCGCGGGGTCAAGGTCTGTGAGTGGATCTACCAACGGCCCGACGGCACGCCGTACATGATCGCCGAACGATGGCAGACACCGACTGGGAAGCGGTTCGTCCAGCGCCTGCCCGGCGCCGACAAGCCCGGACTCGGGCGGGGCTTCAAGCCAGCCCTCTACAAGCTGCCCAAGGTGCTCGATGCGGCCCGGGCGGGGGAGGAGATCTGGATCGTCGAGGGCGAGAAGTGCGTATCGGCCGCGGAACGACTCGGTCTGGTCGCCACCACCGCACCGGCGGGGGTCAACAGCTGGCGGGACTACTACGCCGACTGGCTGAAGGGTGCCAGCCGGGTGAACATCATCGCTGACAACGACGAGCCGGGGATGCGCTACGCCGCCACCGTCGCAGCCTCCCTCAAGGGCCGAGACATCCCGGTGAAGACCTGGAAGTGCGCGATCGACCGACCGAAGGCCGACCTGTACGACCATGTGCTCGCCGGCTACGGGCTCGAGAATCTGGTTTCAGTCAAACTGAACCGGCTCAGGCCGCTGGGGATGAATGCCGACGACCTGATGATCACCGAGTTCCTCCCGATCACCGAGGTCATCCCGGGTCTGCTCCCGGCGGGGCTCGGACTGCTCGGTGGGGCACCGAAGGTCGGCAAATCCCTGCTGGCCCTCGACTTCGCCATCTCCGTGGCGCGTGGCTGCCCGACCCTGGCCGATGTCGACACCAGGCAGGGCTCGGTGCTGTTCCTCAGCCTCGACAACGACTCCATGAGGCGCACGCAGTACCGGATCGACAAGCTGATGCACGACAAGCACATCAGCCCGGGCTGTCGGCTACCGATCGAGTTCCACACCGAGTTCCCGGTGGGCGATCAGGCCATCGCGGCGTGCATCGAGTGGGCCAACGACCAGAAGGACTCCGGCCGGCGCCCGCTGCTCATCGTGGCCGACACCCTGGCCAGGATCGAGCCCAACTTCGAGGGCTCGTCGTACGAGAACAGCTATCTGGCCTCCACCGCACTGCTCGCGCGGTGGTCACGGATGGCAGAGGAGCTCGACCTCGCCCTGCTGGCCGTCCACCACGATCGGAAGGGGGAGGACGAGGACTGGGTCAACAGATTCACCGGATCCAGAGGCATTACTGCGTCGGCGCAGACCTTGATGTTCGTCGACGTGCCCCGCGGACAGACCGAGGGGCACCTCCGGGTGGCCGGACGTGACCTCGGGACGCTCGATCTGAGGGTGGAGCGGAAGGGGTGGACCTGGGTCACTCCCGATGGAGCAGAAGTTGACGCAAACAAGCAACCCACCTGGAAGCCGAAGGTTGTCCAGGGTGGAAAGGAACAACCAACATGATGGATCGCACCAAGATCATGCGCGCACTCGACAGCTACATCGACTGGGCGCGGGACCGCACCGACCTGTCTCTGGCGGAGGAGTCCGGCACGGCCCGGTCGAACGACTGGGCCCGTAGTGATGACGTCGGCTGCGAGGGGTACGACAAGATGGCCGACCTACTGGCCGAACTCGTCGGCTTCGACCTTGAGGGTGCCGTCACAGCAGAACTGGCGGACGTCCTGTGAAGCCTAAGCCTGTACAGGTGACGCTCTGCAAGGTGTGCGGCCTCCCCTGGGCTCGGCACCTGCTCTACGCGCGGCACCGAGAAGACCAGAGGGTGAAGCTGAGCGACTGCGTTGCCCTGCTGAGGAGTGAGCGGACCGGTCCACCAGGTCCCCAGGGGGCCGTGGGTCCGATGGGACCAGCCGGTCAGAGCGCATGAGCAAGATCCCCGACGAGTCCCGGGTGCTGGTCGGCACCCGGGACGGAAATCGATGTCAGCGGTGCGGCGTACCATGCGCACCCCACTGGCATCACCGCAGGAGTCGCAGCGTCCACGACGATCACACCCACTGCTCCTGCAACGGTGTCCTTCTGTGCCCAGAGTGTCACGGCTGGGTCCATGCCCATCCTCAGATGGCTCGCGAGACGGGCTTCATCGTCAGCCGATCGGCCAGCTTCCCCGGCCTGATTCCGTACAAGTCCCCCTGGGGGATGCTCACGCCGAACTGCACAGGAGGATTCAGTGCCAGGTAGGAAGAACGTGCTCGACAAGACGATGACGGAGGCCGACTTGCAGAAGCTGATCATCCAGGCAGCCCAGCTGTACGGCTGGCGGGTCAGCCACTTTCGCCCGGCGCTGACCGCCAAGGGCTGGCGCACGGCTGTCGAAGGGCATGCCGGCTTTCCCGATCTGGTGCTGGCCAGGGCTGGCGTCGTCATCGTCGCCGAGCTGAAGACCGAGCGCGGCAAGCTGACCGCGGCACAGGCCGTCTGGCGTGAGGCACTGGGGGACTGCTACCGACTCTGGCGTCCGCACGACATCGGAGCAATTCTGTCCGAGCTTCGTGGTAGATCAGTCGGACTGAAGGCGGTCAGCCGCGGTGATCGCCCCAGTGCGTGAGCCGGCCACGACGCTCGTTCTCGGCCCGGGTGAAGGCCAGTGCCCTCTTGTTGCTGTGCAGCCCGAGCGCCAGTGCGGCATCGAAGCGTCCGGTCAGTCTGGCTTCGTAGTAGGTCTGCCGCCACATCGCCTCGACCTCCTTGTCGAACCGCTCCTTGGCACCGGAGAGCCAGACCAGCCGCTCGATGGCGTCGTGCGGGGCGGCCGAGAAGTCGATCGTCATGGTCCTGTCGGAGTTGGTCACGGTCGACATACTATCCTATTTGGGTATAGAATAGGAACGTCTACAACAGCACAGAAGGAGCAACCATGCCGCTCACAGCGGAGCAGATCAAGCGATTGCTGACCCCGGTCCGACCCGACCGGATCGAGAACAAGCAAGGACTCGGCTACGTCCCGACACATGAGGTGAAGGCCGAACTCAGCCGGGTCTTCGGACCGGGCAACTGGGACCACACCATCCACGATCTCCGGCTGCTGTGGGAGTCCGAGGAGGATGTCACCAACCAGAAGACCAACGTCACGAAGCGGATGTACCGGGCCTGCTACCTGGCGGCCTGCACGCTGCGGGTTCGCGACTACGACGGCAACCCGATCTTTGAGACCACCGAGTACCACGCCGAGGCCAACTCGAACCTGCCCGACCGGGGCGAGGCTCATGCCATGGCCGTGACCAGCGTGGAGTCCTACGCCCTGCGCCGGGCTGCGCTCGACCTCGGTGACGCCTTCGGCCTGCACCTGTACGCCGACGGCCAGTTGGCCCCGCTGGTCCGGGGCTCACTCATCTTCACCGACCAGGAGTCGCCACTGTTCAGTCCGCCTGAACCGCCGACGGAGAAGCAGCAGAGCGCGCTGCAGCACTCGGTCGGAGCGCAGCTGCAGGGCGCGATCAACACCCTGCAGCAGGAGCTGGGTGCCTCCCCGGTCAACGAGGAGGCCAACGCATGAGCACCACCGTGACGACCGAGCGACCGAAGCCGGCCATCTGTCCGGAGTGCAGGGTCGGCAAGCACGGCAACTGCGATACCGGGGCATGGGACTTCGACACCGACATGCCGACCCGCTGCGACTGCTGGGCCAACAATCACGAGGGCTCGCGCAGGTGAGCACCGTCGCCACGCAGGATCCTGCACTGCAGGCCGTAGCGATGGCAGTGGCAACCATCGTCCTCGACCGAGCCGTGGTGGGCGGCGACGTCGGGGACCTGTGGGAGGAGTTCCCCGACGTCGGGGAGAACGACTGGATCCGGATCAGCGATGCGGTGACGCACATCGCCCAGGAGCTGTACCCACCACCCACGGTCCTTGACGAGGCATACGCAACGCTGGCAAGGAGAGCAACCAATGACTGACGAGATGCTGGAACGACTGCCCGTACGTCCGATGAGTGAGATCGAGTCTCAACTAGCGGTCGAGATCTACGACTCCCTGAACGACTTCAGCGAGAACACCGACCGGAGCCTGCAGGCCACCGACAACCGGATCGGGGTCAGTGACCTCGGCTTCTGTTCGGAGCGGGTGCGCCGGTCGATCGCCGGCATCCCCGAACCGCCGATCGACCAGCTCCCTGCGTTCATCGGAACCGCCATCGGCGACTACGTTGAGCAGGCCCTGTGTCGGGTCTGGCCCGACGCGATCCGGCAGAGCGAGGTAGCTGTCACCCTGCACGGTGACCAGGGATCCTACCGGCTGATCGGTCACCCGGACATCGTCCGGCCGGGCGGACTGCTGCTGGATGTGAAGACCAGCTACCGCCTCGGTCTGCCCCGCCGAATGGGCCCGAGCCAGTACCAGCAGTTCCAGCGGCACTGCTACGCCAAGGGCGCCTATGACGCCGGGCTGTTCGACGACGGCGTGCTGCAGTCCGACATCCTGGTCGGCAACGTCTGGGTCGACCGGTCGGCCCAGGAGCGCGAGGTCTATCTCCAGGTCGAGCCCTATGACCCGTTCGTGGTCGACACGGCTGCTCGCTGGCTTGATGATGTCGTCTACTCATTCAGACATGACGAGCAGGCCCGCAAGGAACCACCGCGCGAGATGTGCTTCAAGGCGTGTGGTCACGCCCCCGACTGCCGAGGGACGGATACCGACGCCCGCGGTCTGATCATCGACCCGGAGCAGCTGACCGCCGTTCAGATGTACGCCGACGCGCTGGAGATGGAGCGCACGGCCAAGGCCATGAAGGACGAGGCGAAGTCCGCGCTCGACGGAGTGCATGGCTCGACCGGACAGTTCACCGTGAGGTGGACGAAGGTTGGTGGTAGCCATGTCGAGTTCGACCGGAAGCCCTACGAGAAGCTCGACGTCCGGAAGCTGCGCTCGTAGCCTTCAGTCGGACTGAGCTGGGATAGTTCGGCCATGACGTTCACGCCACTCCCCAAGGTCATGCTCGCTCCTGTCGAGGATCTGATGACAGCCCTCGAAGGAGCCGGCGACCAGATTCTCTCCCGGCTCTACTACGCCGAGCAGGACGCGCTGTGGGCGGCAACCGCTATCGCCGATCTGTACGCCTCCATGGCGGACCTGCTGATCGACCGGTTCTGGAAGTTCGCCGGAGCCAACGCCAGCGCTGACCCCGGGGTCGGGCGTGTCGCCATTGCCAACCTGGCCGGCCTGGATCGCCTGTTCGCGATCAGCACGATCGACGCGGACAACAACGCCGCACTGTTCGGTGGCGTCGGCCAGGGCTCGACGGCCGTCCTGACCGATGACCCGAGCACGCCGCCGATCACCACGTTCCGGCACTACCTCATCACCACGGACCTGACCGACCATGGGACGTGGGTCTCGTTCAAGGCCACCCGGGATGCCACCTACGGCACGCCGACCGCTCCGCCGATCGACTCACGGGTGCGCCTGATCTTCCGCTGAAGGAGCAACCATGGCCGGCCATCGGATCACCTACCTGGAAGCACTGGACGGCAAGTGCCAGGCGCGGTGTTCGTGCAAGAGCAAGTCGACGTTCGGCAGCAGGGCCGATGCCGATGAGTGGACCTATCGCCACCACGAGCTGGTCGAGCAGGTCAAGGCTCACCTCGGCAGCAAGACACCGTCGCTGAGGTCGCAGCGAGACTGGTTCCGGTTGCAGGCCGATGATCCCGAGAACACGCGGGACGACCGGGACCTCTGGCGACAGCTGGCCGACGAGGTTGACCGGCACATGGCGAGCAAGGTGCCGGTCATCCAGTCCGAGACCCTGTTCTGATCAGTAGCAACTGGCCTGATACCAGCCACTGATCGGCTGGCTGGCCAGTGGTGTCCCATCGCTCAACCGGTAGGCCGTGCCATTCAGGTGGTCGATCGCCGGGTTGAGTACGACACCCATGCCGATCAAGCCACTCGGCGTGAAGTAGGCCGAGAGCACACCGGAGAGACCTGTCAGGTCCGCCGCCGGCACGGCGGTGAAGTTGCCGTTCGCATCCGTCGTGGCCGTCACCGGATGCGTCACGACCGTGATCGGAAGCCCGTCGGAATACGGGCCGGACAGCTGCAGGATCGCGGCGCCCGCGCGCCACTTCGTCGTGTAGGTGGCCGGCTGCCAGGCCGCACCGTCCCAGTAGTCGATCCGCCCCGGAGCAGTGTCGAGCATGGTCAGCGTGTTGACCCGCGGGCTCGACATGGCCGCGGACCGCATGCTCGCGTCGGTGAAGTGGATGACGACGCTCGACATGCCGGCATCGGTCAGGCCGAGTCCGGTCGGGAAGGTGCCGAGCAGCCGGTTGGTGTCGGCCACCGCGCCGAGCGGAGTGCCGGCCGAGCCATCACCCTGCAGCGTGAGGTCGTGCTGGACAGCTCCGGTCGGCGCCACCGTGGGAGCTGCCGGCTGCCACTTCGACGTCGCGGTGTTCCAGGCCAGCACCTGGGCGTTGCCGGGCGTCGAGGCATTGACGTCCGGGATGTCGTCGAGCTTGGCCGTGGCCGCGTAGCGGGTCTCGACCACCCACGGCGTGGCAGAGCTGCCATCACCAGTGACGATGACGTCGAAGCTCTGGTTGTGACCACCGATGAGCTCCCCGTCCATGCTCAGGATGAACGGATCGTTCGGCTGGCCGGATCCGGTGACGTGAAGCTGACCGGTCGTCTCGATCTTGCAGGAGCAGGTTGCCCCCTGGCCGCAGCATGATGGCATTTGTTGCTCCTTCAGGTGTGCTTCAGTCTGACTGAATGTCGCGGCGCGGTCATCCCTAAGGGATCAGGATCGACTGGACGGCGGACAGGATCTGCTCGTCCGTGATCACCGTGTCATCTTTGCCCGGTGCCGGATTGCCATTGGCAAGGGCGTAGGCGTAGGCGTCGCCGAAACCCGGCTGTGCTGCCATTAGCCAGGCGTGGAAACTGGCCCAGGACATCGGATTCTCCGCGTCCAGGTCACTGACCGTCTCGGTCGCGTAGGCGGCCGCCACCCGGTTCAGGAAGTCACCGTCACCGGCCAGCAGGGCGATGTCGTAGTAGGCCATCTGTGTCTCCTAGTCGATCAGCCACGAGGTGTTCGGGAAGTTGTAGTACGTCGAGCCGGTGGTGCCGAGCCGCAGGCGGACCACACCCGTGTTCGGGTCGATGTCGATCCTGGTGTTGTAGATGTTGGATGTGCCGGAGAGCACCGCGTAGATGAAGACGTTCATCCCGAACGAGGCCGGGGGACGGAAACCCGCCGGAACGATCCCGACGTTGTAGTCGGCCACCGCGCTGATCCCGGTGTTCGACCAGCCACCTCGGCAGTAGACGACGTTGTTGATCTTGCGCACCTGGGGTGGGGTCGACCCGTTGGCCGCGAACCCACCGGAGATGGTCACTGCCGTCCAGCCACTATCGGTGTCGGTCCCGGCCGGCCCCTGCGGACCGGTCGGCCCGGTCGCACCGGTGGTACCTGGATCACCCTTGGGGCCCTGTGGACCGGGCACCGTTGAGTCGGCACCGGTCGCGCCCGTCGGACCGATAGGCCCCTGTGGGCCGGTCAGACCTATCGGTCCCTGGGCACCGGTCAGACCGGTTGCACCGGTGTCTCCCTTCGGCCCCTGAGGTCCCGTGGCTCCGGTCGGTCCCGTCGCCCCTGTGGGACCCGTAGCTCCCGTGGGTCCGGTCGGTCCAGGCGGTCCAGGCGGTCCAGGCGGCCCCTGTGCGCCACCACCGGTGGCCACCTGAGCCCAGGCCGAAAACACTCGCTGGCCGGTGGTACCGGGCGAGAACGTCCTGATGTAGCTGACCGGCGGGGTGGTGCCGCCGTTGTACTCGACGACCTGCTCGAATCCGTATCCGTCACTGGTGGCCTGGCTGGTGCCCATCCAGTAGCGGGTGCCTGCCGGTGAGTTCTGTGACCCAGGCAGGGAGTGGAACATCCCGTTGAAGGAGGTCTCCGACTGGCTCCAGTCCTGGATCTCGACGCTGTTCGGGCTGATGCCGGGACCGAGGAGATCGACCGCAGACGTGACCAGCGGACGCCGCTCCTCGTGGAGCATCCGCTTCTCCATGTCGCGCATCCAGTCGGCACCGGTGACCTGTGCCCGCCATGCGTTGGAGCCGCCCGTCCTACCCACCCCCTCTTAGTTCGCCGCGTCCGCGGCACTCTGGTCGGCATCCGGATCCTGGCCGCCGTTGGGCGCCGGCGACAACACGACGGCTATCTGCTCATCGCCAGACTCGTAGCTCACGCTGACCGAGTCGAGCTTCTGCCACTGCACGACGTTGCGCGCCGTATTGGACGATCGCAGTGGCATCCACACACCGGGGATCAACTGCTGGAATCCGATCATCACCCGGGGACTGAGGGTCGAGTTGTCCGGCACCCGCACGATCAGCGGGGATGGCCAGCGACCGGAGATGTTTCGCTTCGCCTGCTCGTTCAGTGCCTTCTGCATGGCGGCAATGGCCTCGGGTGTCGCCGCATCGGGGCTGGCTGACGAGGTGTCCGCGTAGGAGGAGGCCAGCTGCTCGACCGGACCGTACGGATTGGACGGTCCGAACGGCCCGGAGTTGGTCGGCCAGTCCGGCTGTCCGACCGCCCAGCCATAGACGCCGGATCCATTGGTCACCGCCTGGAAGGTCGCCAGCTGCATCCCGTACTCGGTCACGATCGGAGCCGCGGAGAAGTCTCCGTCCCGCAGTTCGGGGAGCCGGCCGACCGCACGGTGCGTGTCCCAGAGCAGGATGCGTCGGCCGACCGTGGTGTAGTCCAGACCGGCCGTGGCCGCTAGGTCGTCGACCTCCTCCCAGGCCGTGCGCGACCAGTCGGCCACGACTCGGGACTCGTTGGCATCGTCGGGCCACTCCAGCGCGGTCAGGTAGCGCAGCACGTTCGGATCCCACGGCGCGAGTGCGTCGGTGATCAACAGTGCGGCACGCTTCACCACCGAGAGCAGCCCGAGGTACTGGTCCGGCTCACCTCCCGTGCCCTTCTTGATCAGTCGGTAGGCGTCGTTGTAGCCCTGCCTCATGATCCGCCGGTAGACGTAGGCCATCACGTCCTTGGCTTCGATCTCGACGTTGTCCACGGTGTAGGTGATCCTGGTGATCGGGCCCTCCCAGACCCGCACGCCGTCACGGAAGACCACCAGCTCATGCATCCAGGACCGCAGTTGGCCGTAGAACGCGCCACAGTCGACCGAGTAGCCGGATGACGTGGCGATGCAGTTGCTGATGTCGTCCCGCAGCCTGGCGAAGGTCAGCTTCGACAATGGCTCCAGCTCACCCAGCCGCCGCGTTCCGCCCTGCTCGTAGACGAACACCCGGTAGGTGCCACAGCCGAGCTCACCCTGCACCCGGCTGACGTCGCCGACCGGGAGCGGTCCGGCATCGGAGCCGGGCGTATCGATCCCGATGAAGGTGGCCGACCCGGACCAGCCGGACTGGTGCCCACCGATCTGGTCGTAGGTACGGACCTGCCACTCGTAGTGGTAGCCGGCAACGAAGGTCTCGGCCGGGATCGACCAGGTGCTGCTCGACCCCGGGGCGTTCGGTGCGATGTCTCCGAGGATGATGACCCAGCTGTCGTCGTCGGAGCCGACAACCCGGTATCGCAGATCGGCCTTGGCCTGAGAGTTGTTGGCGTCTGGGTCGACGAACTTCCAGACGAAGTCCTGGGCCTTGTGGACATCGCGGCCGGTGTCCTTGACCGGCGAAATTGGGATGGGGGGTGTCGAGACCGACGAGACATAGAACGAGAACAGATCCGACCAGGCGCCCCACTGACCCTCGGTGTCACGGGTCTGGACCTGCCACTCGTGGAACCGATTGCCGGGGAACGTGCTCGGGTTGAAGACGTACTCGGCCGCGCTCGCCGATGGGGGCCCGGCCACCTTGGGCGCGATCTGCGGCCAGCCCGATGGATGGCTGACCGTCGACCAGGATCCGGCCGCAACGGTCGAGCTTGCCGCTGTCCGGTAGCGCAGGTTGAAGCCGATCGCGTAATCGGCCGGATCGGGATCATTGTGGTTCCAGTGGAAGGTCGCCGACGAGAGCGTCGGCAGGGTCATCCCGGCGCCCTGGGTGTTGATCGTCAGCCCGTCGGGCTGAGCCGGCGCCTGGTCCGACCAGAAGTCGATCTGGTTGTAGCTGGTCGAGTAGAGGTTGTGCTGGTCCTGGGAGTACAGCCTGGCGTAGTAGTGGGTGTTTAGTGACAGGCCGGTGACGGTGACGGTCGCCGTCTTCCCCTTGGGGACCAGACCGGACTTGAAGTCTCGGTAGTGGGCGAAGGACGAACCGACCGAGACCCGGACCAGGAGCCGGACCTGCTCGCCCTTGTCCGGATCGTTGACGACGGCCGAGACATGGACGGACGAGGTCGCCTTGGTCAGCACCGTGGTGTTGGCGTCGACGCCGTTGATCTTGACACTGGACGGCGGGGTGGGTGGGAGGTTCGCCGGAGCTGGTGTGCTCCAGGTGACGATCGCCTCGCCATTGCCGGTGCCACCATTGCCCTGCGTGCTGGCAGCGCCGGTCAGGCCGCCGACGAAGTTCGAGCCACCGGCGCCACCGCCACCTGGCGCATAGCCGACCGAGGATGCCTGACCACCACCGCCAGGGTGATAGCCACCGCCACCGCCACCGCCACCATGGGACTTCAGCGACGAGCTGGATGAGCCACCAGCACCCGCACCGGCCAGCACGGTGTCCGAGGCGTTGTGGCCATTGAACTGCGAGCCGGAGGACGATGTGCCGCCGTTGCCACCCTGGGACTGGGTGCCACCGGTGGACTGGCCCGTGGCGTTGCTGCCACCGTTTCCTCGGCCACCGGCACCACCGGTCGACGCACCACCGGGGCCACCCGCCCCACTGTCACCGGAGTCTCCACCCGCGCCACCGGCGACAGCTTTCAGCGAGCCGCTGGTCGACCCGACCCGGACATAGGTGGCACCGCCACCACCGTCGCCACCGGCCTGGCCCGTGTGCCCCGCTCCGCCGGCAGCACCACCACCGACACCACCGCCACCCGGGGTCGATCCGGAGTTCAGTCCACCTGAACCACCGACGTAGAAGAAGAGGTCCTGCTTGTCGTTGACCGCGAGGTTGCCGACGACCTTGCCACCCTGGTGTGAGCCGGAGCCCGCCCCGTGCAGTTCGATCTTGACGGTCTTGACACCGGTGGGGACGTTGAAGGTGTGCCAGCCGGGACCGCCGAATGTAGTGCTCGGCATCAGCCCACCCGAGGCACCAGGGATAGGTCGACGATCGGCACGGTGTCGTGCTGTGGGGTGTCGACGGTGACCACGTAACCGAAGCCGCAGGACAGCTCGGGCCACTCGAACGGGTTGCCGGTCGAGTCGGAGATGATGGCGTCGGCACGGCGACGGCCCTGCCCAGGAGCGTCCATGTAGACCAACTTGTCCGTACCGTCGATGACCAGCGTCGAGGACGGTGGCATGTAGGTGATTACTAGATCGCCGCAGTAGTTGCATGGATCGCTGGACGGGTTACCGGTGTCGAAGACGTCGGCGTAGAAGCGGATCCGGGTGTTGCGGATCTCCTTGGAGCCGGTGGTCAGGGTGAGGATCGGCACCACGTCGCCCCACAACGGCACCGCTCCGCGGGGGATGACGAAGTTCCGCCGCAGGTAGTTGACCGGGAAGTTGAAGCACGTCGGCATGGGGCTCGGGACACCCGGCGGTGGCACGAGCAGCGAGCAGGTCGGGTCGTAGACCGGTGTGTAGCTGACGACCGGACAGGCCGGCTCGGTCTGCACGAAGCCGTCGTCGTCGAAGCCGCCACCATCGGGAGTGACGCCACCGACGTACGGGTTGTTCACAGCCGGATCCAGGAAGCCCGCGATCAACGGGTACTCGGCACCGAACTCGATCGGGTTCGCCGCCGTCATCGTCCAGGTGACCGTCCAGGCCCGGCCGCCATCCATGAGCTGGGTCTTCGCCGTGACGTTCGGGCCCACCGTGGTGGTCACGTTGTGCAGGCTGTGGCCATAGCGAAGGTTGCAGTCGTCCGGAGTGTCGGAGTCGCACTTGCATGGCGGACAGGCAAGGAAGCACAGCTCACCGCCGGAGCAGTTGCCGAACGCCTTGCCGAAGCACGGGCCGCCACCGAGCACGACCCTGAGCCAGTGCATCCCGTACATCACCGCGCACTCACTGGCCCCGATCAGCAGCGCGCTGAACACCACGGCCCGGGTCTTGCGCCGGCGCCGACCGACGTACCCACCGTCGAGCGTCGACTCGGTGACGTTGGCCTCGTAGGTCGAGTCCTCGATGCCCGTAACGTCCAGCGGGTACACACCGTAGAAGTCGTAGGAGTCCAGGTTGCCGGGATCGGCCCATGGCGCGTCGTCCTGGAGCGGGCTGGAGTACGGAGGATCCTCCAGCAGCCAGTTCAGCTCGGGCTGGTTATAGACGGGCCGAAACCAGCCGGCGCCCATATGACGGGCGTACGCCTCCGTCCGGGTCGAATTAATGATTTCGGTCCCAGCGAAGCTGAAATAACCAGGCCACGCCATGCTGTCCTCCCTTCAGTCCGACTGAATCTCTAGATGTAGGCAACCGAAGCCATCCGAGCAATGACCTCGGATGCTACGGCTCGCGGGTCCTGTGTCGGCGTGATCACCGTGATGCCGCCGACGTCGATGGTCTTCCCGGTGTTGGCCACCTGACCGCTGCCGACGAACATCCCCTGGGCGATGGCCGAGAGTGCGCGCACGGCCGGATCCACCTGGGACAGCGGGCGAGCCAGGGGGACAACGGCTTCTGGCCCCGCCTCTCCGATCAGAGCCTGGGTCGGACCCATCACGACGCCACCGCTCGCCAGACCCATCCGATGCTTCAGCTCGGACAGGGTCGGCAGGGAGACGGTCGGAACGATGGTGCCGATGGCATTTGCGATCCGGCTGCCAAGGCCGGAGAAGGCGTTCACGATGTCGTTGGCGACACCACTCGCCGCCGTTCCGACGCCGGAGGCCCAGGTCCTGAACTGAGACACGAGATTGCCAGCCCCTCTGACGATGTCGCTCGCCAGGCCGCTGAAGGCGCTGACGACCTGGCGGACGATGCCCCGGGCGGCCCCGGGCAGACCGGCCACCCAGCGACCGAATGAGGAGATCAGGCTGCCTGCGGCATTGATGGCTCTGCCGGCCATGCCGACGAAGGCAGACACGATGTTCTGCGCCAGGCTGCGAGCCCGGCCAGGGAGCGCGGCGATCCAGGACCCGAACTGGCCAGCAAGGTTGCCGGCCGCAGTGATGATCCTCCCCGCCAGGCCGACGAAGCCGGAGGCGATCTGAACGGCAAGCGCCCTGATCTGTCCGGGAAGACCGGAGATCCAGGCACGGAACTGGCCGATGAGGTCGCCGGCCGCAGCGATGATCCTGGGTGCGAGGCCGACGAAGACGCCGATGACATCGGCGATGGCTCGCAGTGCGGCGCCCGGCAGGTCGGCCAGCCACTGGGTGAAGCTGCCGATGATGTCGCCGGCTGCGGTGATGATCCTTCCGGCCAGACCGATGAAGCCGACGATGATCTGGCCGACGGTGGTGATCACGGCCACTGGGAGACCGGCCAGCCAGGTGCCGAACTGTCCGGCAAGGTCACCGGCAGCGGTGATGATCTTGCCCGGTAGCCCGACGAAGAAGCTGATGATCTGGGTGATGACCCCTGGAATGGCGGAGACGATCCCACTGATCCAGGTGGTGAAGGCGTCGACCAGGCTGCCGGCCGCGGTGATGATCTTGACGCCGAGCCCGGTGAAGAAGCCGACGATCTGGCTGATGAGCCCGGGGATCTGTGCGATGCCGCTGGAGATCCAGGAGTCGAGCATCATGCCGAAGTCACCCAGGGCCGACAGGACCTGAGGCCCGACGTCATGGAAGGCGTTGACAAGCAGGCTCGGGATGGGCGCGATCGTCTGGACAACGGGATTCGCAGCCGCGGTCTGAGCGGCTCCTCCGATGTCGCCCTTGCCGATCTGGGTCGCGATCTTGTCCCCGACCTTCCCCAGGTTGTCGACGGTGGCGAGGGTCTTCTGCTGCATCTGGTCGACCCACCCGACCGCCTTCGACAGGAAGTCGAGCAGCGCGGCGGAGTGGTCGAGGATCCAGAACAGGATGGTTCTGTTGAGTGGCGTGTCGAGGGCGGCGATGAACTCGCCAGCCGCAATGACGATCTTGCCAAGTTCGCCAGCCAGCTTCTCGGCGTCCTGGAACCACTGGTCGATGATCTTGGCATTCTTCGGATCAGACAGCCACTTGTGCAGCTCCTCGGCTGAACTGGCAAGTCCAGTGATGATGTTGTCGCCGTGCTTCTTCCCGGCACCGAACAGGTCACCGAGTACCAGAGCAACGTCCTTGATCAGTCGCCAGACTTTCTGGGCCGAGTCCCAAGCGTCGTTGAAGAACTTGGCTAGGCCGGACTTCTTGCCGCCCTTGCTGAAGTTGTCCAGCCTCTTGGCTATGTCATCGAGCCCACCCAGGAACGCCTTGATGAACGGCCCGGCATCAATGAAGGCATTCCCCAGGAAGTCGGCGAGATGGCCAGCGATGTCGCCAAGAGTCTGGACCATCGGACCGAGCATCTTGGAGATGTCCTGCATCATCTTCTGGAAACCCTTGGTCTGGGTCGCCTTCTCGAACGCCTTGATGATGCTACCGAGGGCGGTCGCAACAGCCAGGATGACAGGCTTGACAGCGTTCAGCAGTGACCGGAGGGTATTGAGCTGGGCCTGCTTGTCCTTGCCGAACATGTCCCGCTGGATGGAACTCTGGAGCTTGTCCCAGTCCTTCTTGAAATCTATGAGATCCGACCCCTTACTCATCAGCCCGGACAGGCCGATGGCAGCTACAGCCAGAGCAGCGCCGAAGGGAATCAGGGCACCGCCAACGGCAGCAAGGGCGCCGACGAGGGCGAAGCCGATAGCTCCAGCCAGTGCCAGGATCGCTCCGGCCAGGAGGGAGACAGCGGCGGCAGCGACACCCAGGATGAACACGAACCCGTTGACGGCGACAACCATGCCGCCAGCCGCTATGGCCAGACCTACTACCCCTTCGGAAGCGAAGCCACCGATGGCCTGGATGAGTCCACCGATGGACTTCTGGCCGTTGCTGCTGGCGTCCTTCCATGCCTGGTTGAAGTCAGCAAAGAAGCCCATGATCGCGTCACGGGCCTTGGGTAGTGCATCTGTGATCGACGCAAACAGGTGTGGTCCGACGGATACGAAGGATCCAAAGAAGTTCAGAAAGTTGTTTCGGCTGCCCTTGCCGAATGCCTTACCAATGCCATCGGCAATACTGTGGAGACGACCAGAGATCCCTGAACCACTCTTTTTGATGTCCGCCTCGGCTCGGGCGACATCCCGTCGAAGATTTTGGAATCTCACACCCAGGGAGTCGAGAGACTGGGCTCCACTCTCGACATCCTTCTTGATGTTGTCGAACATCTTACCGCCGATGTCCTTGCCGAAGCCCTCCTGCATCTTCTTGCGGAAACCATCGGTGAAGATTTTGCCGATGTCCTCACCATCGGCATTGAATTTGGAAGCCCCGGCGTGAAAGTCCTTCTCGATGGCATCAGCGAGAGTGCCATCCCTCTTGCTGCCCTTGACCCATCCCTCCTGGAACGACTTGTGGCTCTCGTTGCCAACACGCTCACTGGCGGTCTTGACGGCTGGCTCACTCGCCCTGATCTGCCGCTCAAGGTCCTTGCTGAAACCACGACCATCGGCCTTGACGATGACCTCGGCTTCGCCAATCGTTTCCTTGGGCATGGCTAACCCCCGCTCCTGGCGGAGTGCGCTGCCATCGCGGCCATGAAGTCAGCGCCCTCGGACTCGATCTGCATCTGGGTCGGGGCAGCGTTCTCGTGGCCGGGGAGTGGCTCAGCCAGCTGTGTCAGCCACATCTCCAGCTTGTCCTCTGGTACTCGTTCGACGCACCACCCGTAGACCAGGTTCATGAAGCGGTGCGGCGGTTGATTGATTACGTCGATGCTGAAGTAAGCACTGTCGATTTCCGCCCACCGTTCCGCCGCGATGACGTAGAGACGGAGGGCGACTGGGTAGGGCGGCCGCCCCACTCCTCGACCATCCACTCCATGATCTCGACGATCGTCTTGGTCGCGATGACCTCGTCCCTCTTCTCCATCCTGTCCACGACGTAGCGCCGGCTCGGCTCGTCCAGGACGGCGAGGAAGAACTCCATCACTCCGGCGTACTGGCTGGCCTGGCTGGCGTGCCTTCCCATCGCCATCATCAGCAGGGCGAACTGGCCCTCGGTCGGCTTGTAGGCCCGTAACTCCTCCCCGTCCAAGACGAAGACGAGATCGGGCTCGTCCTCTCCGGCCGCGACTTCCGCGGCCGTGGTGAATTCCTTCACGGTTGCTCCCTTCGGTCGCCCTGAGCCTAGGGGGGCTTCAGTCCGACTGAAACTCCCTGATGATCAGGGGAGTCAGAACGGACACGGACCGATCGCCGGATAAGTGGCCGCCGTGGCAAACCAGGCTTCCCGGAAGAAGTTGTTCTCCCGTTGGCCATGCACCCGGAACGCGCGGTGCGTCTCCCTGCCCTGGCTCTTGCCGACGGCCAGTGTTGTGCCTGGCCTGGCCTTCAGTCGACCAGTCTCTGGGTCACGCACCAGCCGTCGCTCCAACGGCGCATTGCGCAGCGCGTAGCCCAGGTGGGTGTAGATGTAGCCGGTGCCGTCGTAAGCCGTACCGTGCAGCACGAACATGGTGTGGTTGGCTGTTGAGCCGATCCGGCCCTCGAGAATCTTCAGCGCAGCCCGCCGCTGCGAGGTCCTGATCCCGGCCCTCAGCTTGCCCGTCCGAATCGGGGCATGGGCTCGGGCCTCGCGACCGAACCGCCTCGTCACCTTGCCGACCCAGCGATCGACAACTCCACCGCCTGTGTACATGCGCTCGTCGAAGATGGTCACCCGACTGTAGACGCCGACCTTCCAGGCCATCTCAGGTCACCAGGATCGAGACCGTGAGGCCCCCACCAACCAGTCCACCCTCGGGACCGACCGGGGTGTAGGCGGTGATCATGTAGTCCTTGGACTGCCGACAACAGGACACGGCCCGCCACATCGCCAGCATGTCCGCCACCTGCAGCTGCGTCCCGTTCTGCAGTTCCGGCACCCCGACATCCTCGGACTCGATGCAGCGCAGGACACCGAGCTCGACCTCGACGCCGACGCTGGAGGAACAGTTGCCCGCCTGGGTGTCGGGTACGCCGATGATCACCGATGGATAGGCGCTGACTAGCCGCACCCACGCCTGGCCGCACCCATTCGCGCAGTCACCCACCATGTCCGGTATCACCAACGCGCCGGGCACCACACTGCACGCGCACACGGCGGGCAGCCCATCGGTCTCGATCTGCGCGCACAGGCACGTCGCCAGCTCGTCAAGCAGCGTGTAGATCTTGTTGTCCGGGATCGTCACTGTCATGAGTTCACGACCCGCGCCCGGCGCAGGTCGGGCGACCAGACCTTCGCCTGCTGGCGGATCGGGTGTGGATTCCACAGGGAGATCCAGGCATCGACCTCGTGAATGCCGGTGAAGCCGTCCGGGAAGGAGCCTGCCGCGACGGTGTAGCTGATGCCAGCCCGGGAGACCGCAACGACATTCGCCGGCAGCCGGCACTTACCCCCGACGCACGCCTTGGCGAACTCCATCGCCATCACACCAGCGGCCCAGGACGCCATCGCATCCGGGGCGTAGCCGTTGAGGTAGCGGACGGCGAAGGTATCCGGCTTGTCGTCACCCGCTGTCATGTCCTGGCAGATCGGCCAGGGGCAGTCGCCGGCGCCGATCCAGAGCAGTCGGTTTCCGTCCACCCTGTAGTTGGTCGGGAGGACGACGTTGCCGTCCACCTTCACCCAGCTGATCGGACCGACCGGGGCCGCCAGTGTGACCTCGCAGAGCGCGACACACGAGCAGTCGGTCCCGATGCAGCCACAGGTGTTGACCCACGTTCCGTCGGGCAGCTGCGCCGGTCCCCAGCCACGGTAGAAGGCGAAGCTGGAGACCGCGTAGGACGTGAGGCACGCCTTGGTGCAGGGACGAACGGTGACCGGACAGCCGCCGACGCGGTAGCCGCTCAGCCGGTGCAGTGTCGCGACGGCGAGCGCGCTGGCACGCTCCTGCACGGCAGGGTCCAGGGCGTCCCAGTCAGAACCGAGGCACCCGGGATCGAGCGGCCAGTCAGGACAATCCGTGGTTGCCATGTGGCCCATCCTCTCTGGTTCAGGCGAGCTGAACCAGGCTTACGGGGCCACGCCACCGACCCAGCCCGATCCGGTCCAGCACATTCGTCCGGCACCACCGGCTGTGGTGCCCTGGACGAACTGGCCGGTCGTCCAGGGCGTGGCTGGGCTGGCCATCACCCCCCAGGCAGATGCCTGGGCCACATCCGCTGGCGGCGTCGAACCTGTCGGCGTCCAGCTACCGGGAGTGCCAGCCGTAGCCCCGGTAGCTACTAAGGGGCGATGCCTGCTACCCAGGCGGTACCGGACCAGTGAGCGTCCGTTCCGTCATCCAGCACGATGTACTCGCCGCTGGCCCAGGCGGTGGTCGGGCTGGCCGTCACCGACGCCGCGGCGGCGAGATCGGCCGGGCCATAGGAGTCCGCCGGGGTGTAGGTGCCTGGCGTTCCGGCGGTGGCACCGGTGGCAGCGACACCGACCGGACCCGGATCGCAGTCCGGATCGGGCGGAGCGACCGTGGTCAGGAACATCTGCAGGTGGTCGTGCGGATCGACCGGCATCAGCAGCGGTCCGGGAACGCCGGTGTCGTCGTTGATGACGTCGTACGGACCGACATCCCAGGCCGAGCCGTCCTTGGTCTTCGCTCCGGTCATCGAGAAGTTGACCGCGTCGTTGCCGACCGTGAAATCGCCGATCACGCCACCCTTGGCGAATGGGACCAGGAAGTAGCCGTAGGAGACACCGGCGCCAGGCTCGCAGACCGCGGTCGGCACGTTGCTCCAGATCTCCAGCGCGAAACCGGAGTTGCAGGCATCGACAGCCGAGTTCATCCGGAAGCCGATCCGGTTGGACTCGGCGTCGTAGATGGAGTCCTGTCCGGTCAGCAGCTCGATCAGCGCCGGGTTCACACCGCAGAACTCGACCTGCAGGTCGTAGCCGGTGAACACGGGGCACGGCTCGTCCAGGATGCAGACCTTGCCGGCGGCGTTGGTCACGCTGATCGTCTGGCCCGCGTCGGTCTGGGCCGTCAGCTGGACGGTGATGAAGCCGTCGGAGACGATCGAGGAGTCAGGCCCGAGGTCGACAGCTCCGCAGCCATCGAGCCGGGTCACCCGCATCGCCCGGCCTCGGACGAGCGAGAAACAGTTGTTGGTCCCAGGCATCAGGCTTCCTCACTCTCGGACTTCTTCTTCTTCCCCTTGGGAGGGAAAGCCTTGTCATACACGGCCTTCGGGACAACGAAGGCACCCTCGACCGTACGGACGACGTGCGGGTCCAGATCGAGATCCTCCGCAGCCGCCAGCAGCAGCACGGCGTTGTCCCTGGTCTGGTCGTCGAACTCGACCGTGACTTCGTCGCTCATCAGGTCGGACCCCCGCTGCTTGAGGAATCACCACAGGCGCACAGCGGGACTCCGGGGATGCCGACGCCGAAGCAGTCGACGAGCGCCGCGTATGCCCGCTCGACCAGGGCGAAGTAGTCGTTGGTGGTGCGGTCGATCGACGGGGGGATCTCGACCAGGTCGCCCCGGTACAGGTCCATCGCCCCGGTCGCGTAGATGGTCACCGAACCGGCGATATCGGTGCCGTAGTTGCCGACCGAGACGAGGTTGCCCGTCACGGTCTCCAGGTGGTCGCCGACAGTGCGGAGCAGGTTCTCCCGGGATGCCTCAGCGGCTGCGGTCGGAGAGATGTGCAGGATGATCTGCGCTCCGTACTGAGCCGCTGCCTCGGTCTCCGCCATGCCGATCGCCTGGGCGATCGTGGCCGGAGCGGTGAGACCCGGGAGATTCGTCAGGATGCTCTGCCGAAGACCCTGCTCGACGGCGGACTGCTCGGCCGCCAGGAACCGCTTCTTCACGCGAGCCTGCGCCTCGCCGACCCGTCCGACCGTCTTGCAGGTCTCGTACATGTAGGTCAGGAACGGATCGCCGGGGATGTCGTCGTACCAACTGCGGGACTGCTTGGTCGCAGACGGCCCGCAGGTGATCACGCCGCTGCTCGGCGCGGAGCACTGCTCACCATCCGCGGTGAGACCACCGAGCATCCAGTACTGATCTCCTCCGTCGTGTGGCGTCACGACGGAGAAGATCCCAAACCGGCGAGGCTTGCGTACGGGTGCCGGAACTGTCTGCCGTGCGTTCGTCATCACTGGCGTCGACACTCAGCACCTCCCTCTTGCGTTCGATCCGGATTCAGTTCGACTGAACCGACTACGGAGTGGTGACGCAGGTCAGGTCATTGATGCCGGTCCGGCCAGCGGTGCAGACCGGGATGGTGATGGCCAGCGACTCGTAGCACATCTGAGCGACGAGGATGCCCTGCTCGAAGAACAGCGCCGTGTACTCGTTGACGGCCAGCGAGGCGGCATCGTAGACCGCGTTCAGGTTGATCACGTCGGCGGTGCCCTTGACCCAGGTGCCGGCCGGGTACATCAGCGCCTCGAAGGTGGCCGGCCATACATCGACGTTGCCGAGTGGCTGCCAGTCGTAGGCGTACTGCACGGCCAGATTCCGGGCGGAGAACTCGGAGGCGATCAGGGCGTCGTTCACGGCAACCAGATCGTTGCCGGTCCGGCGGCTCATGTCGGCCCGGAAGATGTCCTTCGCGTAGAACGGGAGGATGACCTCCAGGCTGGAGCTCAGGCCGAGGCGGTACTTCTCACGGACCTCGCCGGCGTAGAGGGTGAACGCCTCCAGGGTGTCGGTTGCGACCGCACCGAGACCGACGACCGTCTTGGCCGTCGAGCCGGTCGCCATCGCGGTGAGCACCTTGGCGTTCATCTTGTGCTGGTGGGCGATCATCGAGCCGCTCACGTAGCGCTGGACCAGCTCGGGGTAGGCCGCGTTGGTGAGGATCGGGGCCTTGATGCAGATGCCACAGGCGTCGAGCCGGACCTCGGTGAAGGCCGGGCAGGGCACCTCGACACACGTCTTGGCCGTCCCGGTGATGGCCTGGGCCTCGGTCTGGCAGAAGCCGACCGCGGAGTAGATCGCCGAGAAGTCCGGACCCTTGGTGAACTTGATGCCGCCGCGGGCCACATTGACCTCCGGCACGCTGATGATGCCGTCCGTGGTCTCACCGGCGCACAGGTCGTAGATCGTCTCGCTCGGTGCACACCAACCACCGGAGGCGACCAGCGAACCACCGGGAAGGCGGGACTCCCGCTGTGCGTAGGACAGGACCTCCATGTCATCGGAGTGGCGGTCGATCGTCAGCTCGGGCGGGAAGTCCAGCCGGAACGAGGCCACCCCGGCGTGCCGGAGATCCTCGGTCATGCCGTCGCCGGACGGGACACCGAAGCCGCGCATCCGGTTCACGAGTGCCTTGCCGACCTGCTCCAGGCTGATCTTCGAGCCGGTGGCGAAGTCGGGCACGTCGGCCGCGGCGGTGATCACGATCGGCGGGTTGGCCACGGCCGGCTTGACCGGGCGGGCGACCTTGCGGCTCAGCGCGACAACACCGGTGGCACGGGCCGACTCGGTACCGGGGACCGGGATCTCGCTGTGGGTGCCGACTTCCTTCTTCTCCTCGTCGGCCTCATCGGCGCCGTTGTCCGCGGCGTCCTCCTTCTGATCCGCAGCATCCTCCGGCTCGTCCTCGGCAGCGGCGAAGCGATTCCGCAGGGCGTCTCGGCGAGCAGCCAGCTTGGTGGCGGCCTCAACCCGGCCCGTCTGCTCGGCCTTGATGGCATCCAGGTGGTCAGCCAGCGCCTCGGCCTCACCGAGCTGTGCCTCAGTCGGTACCTCCAGCGCGGCGATGGCCTTGAAGGCGGTCTTGACGTCAGCGGCGTATGCGACAAGCTCGTCGTCAGCCAGCTCGGAGAACTTCTTGTTGAGATCCACGACGGGCTCCTCGGTGAAATCGGATGATCTGCGACTACGCGCATACGCCAACCGGGCACCAAGGACCAGCGGAAATGTCTGGACGAGACGCTACACCCGAACAGACCCGTCTGCGATCAGGGGAGATGGTTTCGTTTCAGTTCGACTGAATCGCTACTGGCCGTCAGCCTGGCAGACACCGACATCCAGGTTGCGGTCGACCGGCTCACGCTGGTGCACACTCACCACCTCGAAGTGGAAACCCGACGGGCACGCGCCCGGACTGACGCTCGGTGCAGGCGATCCTGGTGGACCACTCGGACCGGGCGGACCGCTCGGTCCAGGAGAACCAGGAGCGCCGGTCGCATTCTTGCCCGGGACGCCTGGAGCCCCGGACGGACCCGTTGGCCCCGGGGGTCCGACCGCGCCCGTCTTGCCATCCTTGCCGTCCCTGCCGTTCGTTCCGTTCGTCCCGGCCGTGCCATTCGCTCCGGCTCCTCCGATCGGACCAGTTCCACCAGGCGCTCCAGGTTGACCGTCTTGTCCATCTGTTCCGTTCTGGCCGGTGAGCCCGTCCGATCCGTTCTTGCCGGCCTTGCCCGTCGGACCCTGTGGTCCCGCCGGCCCGGACACGGCAGTAGGTGGCGCGGCCGATGCACCCTCACTGTTGATGGCACTGGAGAGCATCACCGCCCACGACGCGAACGCCGCCGCCGCGCACATCACGGCCAGCGTGTAGCCGAGCCAGTACGGCCTCATGGTTGCTCCGCTTCCCGCTGCCCCTCCAGCTCGCCCTGCTCGCGTGCGTCCTTGAGCATCTCGCGTTCCTCGCGGACCCTCAGGTAGTCCGTACGCCCGGCCAGGAAGCCGGCCATCAGACCGAACAGCATGTTGATCACATCGATGACCACCTGAGCCGCATGGCTGGTGTCCTGCTCGGGGTGGATGAACGCCAGAAAGGCGAGAGCCACGCCGGTCGCCACCACGAAGAAGCAGATCGTCGAGGCGATCAGCAGGACGAGTAGGTCACCCGTGCTCCGTGTGCCGAGCCACTTTCGCATGGGCACACGGTGTCACGGACTAGTCTTCCCAGCCCTTCACTTCGACGGTGCCGAAGCTGACCTTCTTGCCGCCGGTGTTGACGGCCAGCCGCAGCTTGTGATCCCAGCCGTTCTCTGCTGGCTTGAGATCGAAGTGGTGGACCACCTGGAACCGGTCGGTACCGCCGTTGGACCTCAGGTCGATGGGCTGGGATGACCAGTCCACGTTGGTCGAGTCGCCCTTGGTGCCGAGGTACTGCCAGCGGACACCGATCTCGTCATTGGCCGCAAGCCCGCCGGTGACCGCCAGCACGACATCCACCATGCCCTTGGTATTCGTGGCGATGGTCGCGTGACCCTCGTCATTGATGGCGATGTGGTGGTCCCAGTTGTTCTCCTGGAGCGACTGGGACTTGCCCCGGTACTTGCTGATGCGCTTGGTCATGCCGAACAGCCCCTCGTCTCCTCCGCCACCGCCGAGGTCATTGATGTACTTGTCATAGGCGTCCTGCCAGGTGATGGGCGCGACGTGCGGGGACTGGTCGGGACCCCAGCTGGCCAGTCCGTTGCAGCCCTGCTTGTACTGCGTGACCTGGCCGGAGGCATCCCCGGACAGGTGAGGGCAGCCCTGCCAGATCCCGTGGTTGTGGTCGTCGAAGGCGGTGTCCTCGGGAGAGCCGCGCTGCCAGTCGGCCACCCCGCACTCTCGCCAGATGATCGTCTCCGCGTCGTCGCCCTTGCGGTGATCGAACGCCCCGCCCCCGCCGTGCGTACCGGCCGAGGCGGAGACCGAGGAGTTGTAGGCGTACTGGAAAGCGACCACCTGCTCGTTCTGCCCGAGCTTGCCTGCCTTGCGGAGACGGGGCTCGATGATGTCCTCGATGGAGTGGATCATGCAGCCACACGCATACCCATTTCTCCACCAGGTTTTGCCGAACGTGCCGGGTGCCATGGCTACCGCTTCACGATCTCGTAGGCGGCCTTGGCGAGCACGGCTGCGATGACGTCGTCGGCTGTCTCCTCCCAGGCGATCCGCTGGCCGGTGTCCAGCTCGTCCCAGTGGGACGGGAAGTCGTCACCTCCGAAGCGCGCGTACAGCCACTTGGCCAACTCGAAGTTCTGAGGCATCTCACCGACCCTTGACTGTGACACTGCCGCTGCCCTCACGGATGACCCGGGCCCGCGCCTGGACCTCAGTGCTGTACTCCTGGACTGTCTTTCCATCGCTACTGGTGAACACCCACGTCCGGTTGCTCGACTTGCCGCCGCCGCAGTTACACGGTGCCATCGGTTGCTCCAACCCTCTCTCGCAGCTTCGCCATCTTGACCTGCCGATGCAAGGCCGCCGAGATGGCATTGGTGATCAGCAGGCTCAGCTCGTCCTCCTGGCGATGCACCACGCCACTCGCCATCAGGACCACCTGCTGACGATTCTCCACGCGCGCGATCGGGAAGCCGGCGGAGTTGACGGCCAGGGCAGCGATCATCTCCATCTTGCCGCCGATGGTCCGCCAGTCCCCCGACACGTCGGAGGCACGCAGAGCGACGACCTTCTCCTCCGACGTACCCGGTCGGATCCAGCCGGCGCACCAGATGCCGTGCTCGTCCTCACCGACGCTGACATCCGCCACCGCCGCAGAGGTGGAGTCGTAGTGCGCCGCTGCCGCCCGGAAGCCGAGGTTCGGGGAGGCGTGCCCACCACCGAGACTGATCACCCCGGTGTACGCGCACGAGCCGTCGTCACACAGCACCTGCTTCGTGGCGTAGTAGGCGTAGTTGGACTCGCTGATCGGTGGGGCTACGCAGACACCGTCGTAGCCGACATGGCAGGTCCGCCACTCCGCGATGTGACCGAAGACCCGACCATCCTCGGTGACCGTCAGATGGGTCGGTCCATCCAGCCCCGGGTCGCGGAACCATGCCGCCGGAGGCTTCAGTCCGACTGAACTCGCCACCAGGGCCACGGCCGGAGCCGGGTCACCGGTCGGCTTCTTCAGCGAGCCACCTTCGAGTGGAGCATGGCCGGGCCAGAACCCCGTCGCGTCGTGGTGCCACTGCGAGCAGATCTGGTTGATGAAGCGCAGCTTCTCCGGGCTGTCCTCACCGATCTCCTCGCCGACCTCCGTGCGGCACCGGTAGAAGTCACCCGGCACTCCCCATTGGACCTTCTCGTACCCGGCATGACCGGGCACCGTCCAGTAGTCGTGGAGTCGCTTGGTGTCTTCCGGATTGGTGAGCCATCCAGGCCCACGCCCAAACTGACCACCGTTGTCAGTTGGAAGTTCGGCTCCACGCTCCAAGCTGGCCTTCAGCGCGTCCGGCGGCTCCTCACCCAGAGTGGAGTACGCGCCACGCAGCGCCCGGGCGGCCGATGCCTTGGCCTCGGCCGGACCGTCGGTCTGGTTGAAGCGAGCGGCTGCTGCATGGACGCCGGCGCGGGAGAGCGCACCGCCCGGAGTCTTGATCGGCAGCTTGTGGCAGGACTTCTCATCGCCGGTGCAGACGTGCATCACGCACGCCGACTTCCACTGGGCCGGGGTGTACTGGCCGGCACTGCCGTCCCAGGTCCCCTCGTCGACAAAGACCTCAGCCGACATCATCGGCTCATCGCCGTCCGGCTCCTGGCCCTTGGCCGCCAGGCAGTCCTCGTAGTCCGGGGAGGACGGGTCGCACTCTTCGTCGGCATCGGGGTCGGTCAGGTCGACGACCGGCGCATTGGCGATGTCGGCCGCGGTCACCTCGCCATCAGCCTCGGCCCAGGTGCCGAGCGCGACGAACGCCTCCGGAAAGGCCGGGATGCTGACCAGGCTGGCCGAGGCGATCCGCGCGCTGGTGAAGGTGATCTGGCCGGAGTCCTCGTCGAACTCGAACTCACCGTCATCGGCGTCCACCGAGACGCCGAACTTGCCGAACTCCGCGAGCAGGCCGACGACCTCGTCGGTCTCTGGCGTGTCGACGAAGACACCCTCGCCGCGCATCATCCCGTCGACCCGCTCGATCGAGTTGATCCGGCCGACCACGACCGAACCGTTGTGGCCCTCACCGGATGCCTTCTGCCAGGTGAGCGGGAGCGGCAGGTCCCGATGCCGCAGAGAGTCGATGGCGAACCGTCGGCCGTCACCGGAGAACACCCCCTCGGGGGCCAGCACACCGTGCCAGTTGAGCGGAGTGTCGAGGGGCATGGGGTTCTCCTTGTTCGCAGCCGCCAGTGATACTCGGCTGACGGGCTTCAGTACACACCGGCAGTTGATGACGTTCTCGATGGATCCGCGAGGATCGCCGGGATAGCGCAGATTCTCGCCACCGACGAAGAAGTACGCGCCGGCCGGGCGGCGCTGGGTATCGGCGGCAGCATGCGCAGGACGGACGTGGTCGTCATGCATGGTCAGCCAGGCGAGCATCACCGGCTCGTCGCCGTCGACCACTGCCTGCCGATAGGCAGCATTCTGGGTCGCCACCGCCAGCCAGGTGGTCACGGTCTCGGGGTTCGAGGTCTCCTCGGTCGCTCCGACCAGGCCGCGCAGCGATGCCAGAAATCCCGCCGTCCGGCCCCGGCGCTGGCCACCGGCCGCGGCGTAGGTGTCGAGGTAGAGCTGGGTCAGGACCTCGAAGATGTCGGAGGTGTCGTTCGGGTGGTTCAGCCACTCCTGAACGTGCGGACGAAGCGAGTTGATCGCCGCGTCCTGCGAGGCCCGGCGCTCTGCGGCGAACTCATCCATCAGGCCGGCACCTGATCGGCCAGCCGCAGCCAGTTCACCAGCCGGTCCCGGCGGTGGGGTGACTGCTCCTTCAGCAGTGACTCGACGTAGTTCTCCAGCACCGGCACCACGGAGTCCGCATCAGCGATGCCGTCCAGCACCTGTGGCGCACAGGCGAAGGCGTCGGCCAACAGCCGGGAGGCATCGCCGTTGGCTCTCACATAGACGTGCGTCTCGTAGCTGGGCACGCCGGGCGGCTTCGCCACGGTCTGGCGCAGTCGGTTGCCGGCCCGCTCCAGAGCCCGGAAGACCAGCGCCTCGGACGCGGCGACCAGCGCGGACTCGGCGGGCGTGCTCGGCCGGGTCGGATGATCTTCCAGCGACGGGGCCGGTCGGGCCTCCCGGGTCACCGTTCCGGGAGGGACGGTGACACCGAGATCGATGCCGAGCGCGGAGAGCGCACCCTGCACCTGCTCCGGTGTCGCGGAGCCGGAGGCGACCTTGATCAACAGCCACTGGTGGAACTCGTCCGACGTCGGCGTGTCGTCGTCGTCGAAGCCGTTCTCCCGGCGCAGCGCATCGGCGGAGATGAGGCCGCGGTCGTACAGCTCGAACGCCTCCTTGCTCCGGTCCGGCCGAAGTCGGAGAGAGGAGGTGTCGTAGATGATGATCGCGGGCGGGTCATCACCGACCATCGGGCGCAGGTAGCCGATCACAATGGCGTTCGCGATCACGTCGAGCATCGGCTCGATGTGCAGCTTGATGGTTGACTCTTCAACCTGCCATGCGCCCCAGTGGGAGACGCCGGTACCGGTCGTGCTGCCCTGGCTGCCTCGGGCGGCCATGCCGAGGATCTGCTCGGGGGGCAGGTCCATGCCGAGAGCGAAGCGCCGGATCGCCTCGGCCCGCAGCTCCATCGCATGACTGTCCAGCTGCGACCAGAACTGCATCAGCCGTGGCTTGTCGATCGCATCGTCCGGCGCGGTGACGACGATCGGGATCATCGCGCTCGGGGACGACGGGTCGTTGATCGGCGTCATCATGGCGTCGGCCAGGGTGAGCATGAAGGCGTCGGCGTCGTTGGCGGTCTCCGGTGCCGATCCATCCACGGTCGGTGGCGGGGGGAACGTCATCCCCTGCGGCATGATCAGAATCCCGGCACCGGCCAGTCGGCTGGTGATCTGGGCAAAGACGTGGCGGGTCAGCCACTCGATCTCCGACAGGATCGGGAGCAGTGACCGGAAGGCCGAGTCAGCCTCGATCCGGCGGGCCGGGTTCGGCAGCCAGATCCGGATGACCACGTCATCCTCAGTCAGCGGCACCGCCGGCAGACCGTCGCCGTAGTTGATCTGCCAGGAGGTCCCGGCGACCACCATCTCGATACAGGAGACGATCTCCCAGGTGTCGATCCCCTCGACCTGGCGACCGACCAGGTAGCACTCACCGGCGATGGTCAGGTGGGTGCCGATCGCCTCCAGCATCTGGGTCTGGCCGTCCTTGCCGTTGAACAGCGCCTGCAGCGCATCGGCGGCCGGGCCGGTCGTCTGGGCCCGCGGAGTCTGGTCGGGGCCGAGCAGCGCGGCGCTGAGTGTCGCCCGGGAGACGGCGTGGCCGAAGAACTTCGCGGCGAACCGCGCCTCACCGCAGATGGCGAAGTGCCGGTATGCCTCCGCCTGCCAGTCCTGGCGGGGTTGATAGATGCGTGCTGCCTTGCCGGGGTACCTGGTGGCCGAAGCCACCATGGCGGTAGTCGGGATCACAACCGCCGGCGGTTCGGTCTTGCGTCGAGGCATGGGTGTCTTTCCGCTCCGGGAGTTACCCGGAGTTTGGCACAGATCGCCTGGCCGGAGCCAGGATCACGGCTTCAGTCGGGACTGAAACTCAGTCTGCGCCATCCACTGGTTGATCGTAGGAAACCAGGATCGCAGCTCCGTAGCTCATGACGCCCCACCAGATGTTCGGCAGCCACCACCACCAGGCCAGATTGGAGAGCAGCGCCCAGGTGATCATTCCCAGCGAGAGATAGGGAGCCAGGCAGAAGCCGCACTCGAACAGCTTGAACCATCGGCTCTCACCCATCCGGGCGGCGATCCTGCTCCGAATCCACAGCATCGGAGGGAAGTCGTCGTAGGTGATCAGTCTGGCGGTGCGGCCAACGGAGACGGTACCGACAATGACGGCCAGGACCCAGACCCACCAAGGGTGGGGCAGGCCGATCAGCGCGATCACCCGACCGCCCGGAGGTGGCCACGCTGGACGGTCCGGCCGCGCAGCAGGGTGTTCGGGTCGGCGATGGCCGCGGGCTCGATGTTCCGCAGGAGTTCGGTGGCCCCGTGGACCAGGGCATCGACGCGGTTCGGAGACGGGCCGAGACCGGGCACCCAGGTGGTCTGCTCGTCCTCCAGCTCACCCAGGTCACCGACATGGGTGACCAGCTTGCGCTCGTAGCGGGCCACGATCGGCTCGGCCCGGATCGCCTTGCCGCGCCGCGAGTTGACCAGGATGATCCGGGTCAGGCCGAAGCCGGTGGTGTCCAGGGTGTGCTTCACCATGTCGCCGCCGTAGTTCTTCTCGGCCACGATGGCGTCGGCATTGAACTCCTCGACCAGGGTGTGCGCCTTGGTCGCCCAGCCGGCCGGGCTGTACCTCCCCGTGTGATCGGCCAGTACGTACAGCTGCTTGTCGAAGCCGATCCCGACCACGACGATGCCGGTGTCGTCGGAGCCGACTCTGGTCGAGCCGGCCGGGTCGACGCCGACCACGATCCGCAGCAGGGGTGGTGCCTCCTCGGCGGCGACGAACAGGTCCCAACTCCACATCGCCCCCTCGACGTCGGTGAGGATCTCGCCGTGGAGTTCCTGCTTGCCGAGCCGGGTGCCCTCGTAGCGGTCCAGCACCGTCCGCTTGTAGGTGTCGGCCAGGTTGTCCAGATTGGCGTAGGTGGAGACCCGGCGCAGCACGGTCAGTGGATCGGCTGCGGTCTCGCGCATCCACCTGGTCGGCTTCGGCGTCGTGGTGGCGACGACTTTCGGGCTCTTCCCGAGTCGTAGCCCCAGCAGCATCGTGGACCACACGTCGTCGATCAGCGGATAGTGGGCGGGCTCGTCGGCCCAGGCGAACCCGGCCTCAGGGCCACGCAGACGGTCCGGCTCCTCGGCGCTGAAGCACTGGCCGATCGCCCCGTTGGGCCAGGTGAGTCGCTTCTTGCTCGGTTCCCAGAGCGGACGCTTGCCCGGCGGTGAGGTGGCGAGGATGCCGGACACACCCTCCACCATCGTGTCGCGGAGGTCGGGCCCGGTCGCCGCGATCAGGAAGACGCGGGGCACCCGGGTGACCACCTGGTGGGTGATCTCGCTCCCGCTCCGGGACTTTCCCGAACCACGGCCGCCCGACAGCAGAAGGGTCAGCCAGGAATCCGACCAGCGTGGAGGACGCTGGTCGGATCTGGCGTGCGGCCAGTCCCAGTCCCCGTGGGGGCGGCCGTCACAGTTGGGGTCCGGGCAGAAGAACGGGTGCCAGGTCGAGTTCTCGTGGTCCTTCAGGAGCTGGAGCGCCCGCTGCTGGAACTCGGGCTTCCACTGCCGGAAGGCTTCAAGGTCCAGTCCCTGGGGAGTGCCCGGCATTCCGGGCGGTGCCGGATCACGCATTCCGAACACCACAGTCCGCGATGGAGGCGGGTGGCGTAGGTGCCGAGGTGGAGGGTCTTGCCGCAACCCCCAGCACACTGCTGAGTCCAGCGGACCTTCTGCACTCTTCTAGTCTAGAAACGGTGTCCAGCACGTTCGGGCACCTCTTCCACGGTGTTCGCCGGGCCGATGTTGCCGACACCACCACCGTTTTCCTCGCTGACTTTGTAGTAGGTCCGATGCCCACCAGGCTGACGCTCCGGTGGATCGTCCGGATTGAACAGATGGACGGACATCGTCCGTCCCTTCGGCAGCCTGCTCAGCAACTCATCCAGGTCCACGTCGAGATCGCGAGCCAGCTTCTCGCAGATGGCCGTCTGGGCATAGGTGGTGTTGGAGGAGGTTCCCGTGATCAGACATGCCCGATAGATCATCTGGGGCATCCAGGCGCCGGTAGTGAACTGGATCTTGGTCCGGGGGGCAACCCCGGCCGGTGTGTGCGGACCCGTTCGGAATGGCATCAGGCTTCGATCGCCTCGTGCTCGTCCTCGATCACTTCACCCTCGAAGATGTCGACGTCGGCCACCTGCGGAGCGAGCGTCATGGTCACCCGGGCCACCCAGTCCTCCAGCTCGCTCTGGGTCGGGGAGTGCACGACGATCTCGGTCGGGGCATCCAGGCCGAACAGCTTCGCGTGCCGATCGATGATCTCCCTGGCCTTGCCGACGGCCATCAGATGCTCGGGACTCTCGCCATCGATGGCCTTCGGCCAGACCGAACGCAGCAGACGGTCCAGTCGGTCGCCTGCCAGCATCCGTAGCTTGTCGCGGTCGGTGGTCTGCAGTTGCTTGGCCAGCGTGCGCTCGACCGAGACCAGTGCGGCCCGCGGTGTCGGGAAGCCCAGGGTTGTCGCGATCTCGCTCCAGGTGGCTCCGGCGATGCGCAGCTGCACCGCCGCTTCCGCCTTGCGCCGGCGCGCCGCCGACACGCTGGACCCGGTCCCCTTACGGCCCGGAAGTTCGGAAACCCCCTGGGGGTGCGTCGGATCCTGCATTCCTGCCATACCGGAACAGTACGACTACGTGGTGTTGTCGGTACAGTGCTGCCAGCGAGACGGCCACCCCGAGAGGGCGGAGCTTTCAGGCGCAGGAAGAGGCGCGGTATGCGTTCAGTCGGACTGAACTGAGATGGCACGGTGCTCGTGCGGTAACCAGGCGTGCAGCTGCATCGTCAAAGGTGAGGCCGGTGTCGTGGTCACCGGCAACGGGACACCGACCCGGCCCTATCTGGTCGGGCTTACCAACTCCGATCTCTCCAAGGCCGTCGTCGTCTCCGACACCCCGACCCTCGACCTGCACATCAGCGGGCTCGGCACCCCGACGAGCCCGCTGAACATCTTCGGCTACCCGCTGACGAAGATGACCGACCTGAAGGACGTGAACGACCCGTTCCCACCAGCCGTCGGTGAGGTGCCGACCTGGATGGGTACCCACTGGGAGTTCCAGCCCCCGCCCGGCGGCGCCGGTGGCACCACGGTCAGTGCCGGGCATGGCCTGGGTGGCAACGGCAGCGTCGGCACTCCGCTGACCGCACTCACCCCCTCGGAGTGGGCGGTCGGCGAACTCGCCGCCTGGGCGGCCGGAGCCGTCCCGGCGACCGCCGGCAATACGGTCTACGTCGACACCGCCGGCAACCTCCGCTCGCGCCCCCAGGTCTGGCAACCCTCGACCCTGCCGAACGTGACGGCCTCGCCATCCACCTACCCCCTCGGCATGACGATCCTGTCCGTACCCGCCGCCCAGGCCGGGGCTGCCGGCTGGCCGGGTGGCGGCCTGGTCGTCACACACAACCGCTACAACGACAACGTCGTCGCCCAGTGGTGGCACGCCAACTCCACCACCAAGCCACTGGCCTACTACCGCAGCGGCAATGCGGCGAACACTCCGGCCTGGTCGAACTGGGTCACCGTGGTCGAGGACACCGGGTGGATCAACATCACTCCGTCCTCCGGCTCGGGCACCCTGCACTACCGGGGCAGGAACGGCTTTGTCGAGCTGGCCGGAAGCCTGAGCGGGATGACGGGACTCCCCCAGGGGCAGAACGGTGCGGTCGCACCGGCGGGCAGCATCCCGACCGCCTACTGCCCACCGGCAACGGTCTACTTCGCCACGAGCACCGGCGGTGCAGGCAACGGCCTCGGGCTGGTCGGACCAGCCGGCGACATCAGCCAGTGGTACAACTACCCCGGCTCGTGCACGGTCTTCCGCGGTACGACTGTCTGGGCGAAGGAGTAGCCGTGCCGCGCTGTGGATGTTCAGACGTCTGCTCCTGCCTGGTCGTGCAGGGCGCCGGGATCATCGTCGACGGCAACGGCGGGCTGGAGAACCCGTACCGGATCACCGCCGACCCCGACCCCTCCACCGAGCTGGTCGAGTTCGGCAACACTGACACGATCGAGTTCAGCGTCTCCGGGGCCGGCACGGTCTCCGATCCGATGCTGGTCATCGCCGACGCCAAGGTGTCGATGCGCGAGCTGACAGACGTACTGGCGAGCGACGTACCGGTGACCGGTGAGGTGCCGACCTGGGAGACCGACCACTGGGAGTTCAGGCCTCCGGGCGGGGTGATGCCCCCCGGTGGGACCGTCGGTCAGTACCTGGTCAAGAAGTCGGGCAGCGACTACGACACCCAGTGGGCCACCGCGGGTGGCGGCCCTCCCTCCGGTGCGGCCGGTGGAGACCTGTCCGGGAGCTACCCGAATCCGCAGATCGCCTCCGGTGTCATCGTCGACGCCGACGTCAGCCCGACCGCCGCCATCGCCCAGAGCAAGCTCGGGCCACTGAGCATCCCGGCTCCACTCAGCACGATCGTCAGCACGACCCAGCTGTTCGGCAGCCTGACCGAGGCCGAGCTGCCGACCACCATCCGGGTCAGCGTGACCAATCCGCACGCGACCAAGAAGCTGCTGGTCAGGGTCGAGTCGAGCGGGACGTTCGAGCAGACCAACAGCATCGGGTCATCCCAGGTGATGTTCTCCGGCATCCTGGTGCCGGTCGGGGCACCGACCCTGATCGGCCAGGTCAATCCCTTCCGGCACTCCGTCGAGATGAACAACAGCTCTGTCGGTGTCTCCTCCTGTGTTTCCGCCCTGTACTGGCTGGCCCCCGGGGCATCGGCCACCTGGGGGGTGTCGGCGTGGAAGACGAACAGCGCGGCCACCTGCCAGACTCGCAACCAGCAGATCACCGCGAACCCGATCCGCTACGACTCCTGAGGGCTGAACCATGGCGTACTACGACGTGTACCTGCTTCGCAACGACTCCGACTTTCTCGCCCGGTCCGCTGCCTGCTACACCAGCGAGACCCCACTGGGCACGGGCGAGGACCCGGGCCAGTGGTCGCAGGAGCACGCCTGGGACCTGGCCGGTTCTCCGACCTTCGGTGACAAGTACGCCAGCGCCCTGGCCGGTGGCGTGCCGGACCCGGGCCGCGACGAGTCGGTCATCTCCGACCCCGAGATCTTGTCCGCGGTGCAGGCGATCATGGCTGCCGAACCGCCGGCCGACCCGGTGCCCTAGAGCAGGGACCGCAACCGCTCCGCGTCGGTCAGGCCCGGCAGGCTGAACCAGGCATCGGTCTCCTCGGCCTTCAGGTGCACGTGCACGGTGTGGCCGATCGGGTCGGGCTTGGCCATGATCTGCTCGACTTCAGTCGGACTGAATCCGGTGCCGATCAGCCCGCGATCCGACTGCTCCAGCCGTTGCAGCAGCGGGCCGAGCAGCCCCTCGTCGATGATCGCCAGCCGGGCGATCTGGTTGTCCCCGACCAGGATCCGAAGCGCGGCCTCGTCATCGACGTCGCACCAGATGACCGGTACCTCGTCACTGCCCAATGACAGGCAGGCGGCGTAGACGTGATGGCCACCCAGGATGTAGCCGGTGCTGCGCTGCACCCAGACCGGCCGGTACATCGTGTTCTCCTCGATCGAGGCCACGATCTCCTCGACGTCACCGGAGTTCGGGTTGTCCGGATGGGGTCGGACCTTGTCCATCGGCACCATCAGGGGACGCAGATCGGCCTGGAATCTGACTCGGCCGTTCCAGTAGTAGTCCGACTCGCGCATGTCAGCTCCTGACGACTTCTAGCACGGCCTTCGCCATCGGTGGAGGAATGGCGTTGCCGATTTGTTGGAAGATCTGAGTTCTTGGCCCACGCCATGGATAGTCCGCAGGAAAGCCCTGAAGCACGGCAGCCTCCTCGATCGTGACGGCCACGCTGCCTTCCTCGTTCTGCCGCGAGGTATCGGTGCGCCAGCCCGGTGCGGAGATGATGTGTGGCCGGAACGTTCCCACCAGAGTCGTCGCGGGTCGCTCGCCCACCCAGTCCCATGACCGGGCCTTGGCGGTCACCACCTGCGCCGGCACCTCGCTGCCCCGGAAGTCCCGGGTCCGGTAGCCCTCCTGTGTGGCCCCGCCCCTGCCATCGGCCCTGCGGGCGAAGCCCACCATCACCTCGCTGTCGGTGTCCCAGCCCAGCGCCTGCGCCATGCTCACCCAGGGAAGCACGCCCGGGTCCAGCTGCTCGGGGTGGCGACGGTGGTATTTGGAGTGGGTCGGAACGGGGAGGTGGACCCGCCGATCGAGGCTCGCGATCAGCACGGCCCGCTCTCGGGTCTGAGCCACCCCGAAGCACTCGCTGTTCACGACCCCGGTGACCACCGAGTAGCCCTCGAAGCGCAGCTCGCGCGCAATGGAGCGCCAGACCGGTAGCACGCTCGGCACCTGCTCCAGCACGATCCAGCGATAGGGCACTCCGGCGTCGATCGCCTGCAGTGCCCACCGCAGCGGCTGGAGGACGAGCTCGGTCCGGTAGTCGGCGAAGTCCCGGCCCCGCCCGTTGCCGGTGACCAGGTCCACGATCCCGAAGAGGATCTTCTCCAGGTCCTCCAGACCCCTGCCCTTCCCGGCCCGGCTGAAGGGCTGACAGGGTGGGGAGCCGATCAGTCCTTCGGTCGGACTGAAGTCCCGTTTCGCCACGTCGGCCCGGACCGTCGGCAGCCCGGCGGCGTGTCGGGTCCGGACGGTGAAGACGTCCCACTCGATCCCCAGGGTGGACAGTCCGAGGGCCCGGGCCCCGAGGTCCCAACCCCCCGGACCGGCGAACAGGTCCACCGCGGCGAAGGTCACCGCTTCTTGGCCTTCAGCATCGCCGCCCGCTTCGCCGCCGCACCGCACAGCTTGCACGGCGGGGCCGACCTGGTCTTCGCGTGCTTCTTGGCCGGGGCCTTCTTCGTTGCCGGCTTGGTGTGGGTCTGGGACTTCGGGTCCCAGACGTGCTTGTTGGCATCGGCCTTGGCCTTGGCCGTCGCGGCCCTGGCCTTGCTCATCGCCTTGGCCGTCGCCGCGAGCTTCGCGTTCGCCCGGGCGTTCCCGCAGCACTTCATCGCTGCGGGCCTTCTCACCTGGACGACCACGGGCCTACGCCTTGTCGGTCGGGGTGCCCGCGTTCACCACGATCTCGGTGACCTCACCGGCCACCACGTCGATGGCCAGGCTGCCCTGGACGGTGGAGTCGACATTGGACACGGTGACCGCGGCGGTGCCGACCGGGCCGACCGCGACGGCGATGGTGGTCTCGCCGGTGGCA